TTATTTAGTAATAACGGGCATGGTTGTGTATATTCCACAAACGTCATCAGCCATTTGGTGAGGCATTAAAGGGATTTGTACTAATATCCCTGTTTGTGTTTGACGATCGTAATGGAACATCCCGTCATACGAGGATACAACCTCTTGATACCAAATACGAGATTCGCTATCTGTACAGCTTTTATGATGTATTCCAATTCGTGTAGAATTTACTTCAACCCCTTGGTTCAATGTTACTGCATAAATTTGTATTTCGTAACAGTTGATTCTTTCTAATCGTTGCTCTTCTTGTTTGTCTATTTCTCCTGTGTTGGCAAATGAACCAAAAGAAAGTGCTAAGGCTAGCCCTACTAGTAATTTTTTCATTGTTATATCGTTTAAAATTGGTTCTTTTAAAGATAGAAGAAGTTAAAATGTTAAAAAAATAAACCTTTAATTCTTAACAAGATAGGTAGTTTTTCTTTCTTTTATACCTATTGTATAGCAAACAGTGATATACTGTTGTATTCATTTTTTGTGAAAGAGAAAATAAGAGACATTCATTGAACAAGTAAATCTGATTGTTGTATTGGAAAATCACGAGTTTGGTTGCGAATTTATTTGATGCTTACCATCTTGAAAGAAAAGAGCATTCAATGAAAGTAAGAGAAGATAGAAGAATGAACAATAGGTTGCTTTTTAAAAAAAAGCTACTAATTTTACTTAGTAGCTTAGTGCTTTTATAGAAAGAAAATTTTTCTTTTCTTTTACATGATCTCTGAAGGTAATGGCTTTGTTACAACACTGAATCCTAAATCATTACATTTATCTTTTGCTAATAGCTCTGGCATCAAAGGAATTTGGATTCGAACTTCGGTTTTTGTCAATGGGTTATATCCACCTACCCCGTCATAAGAGGCTATTACTTCATTATACCACGTCCACGCTTCCGAACTCGTACAGAGATTGCGATGGGTTCCAATTTTCATGGAACCAAGCTTTATCCCTTGAAAAAATTCAACCGCGTATATTTCTATCTGATAACAATTTTGTACTTCTATGACTTGTTCGTTTGTATCGTTTTCTTTAGTGTTGGCAAATGAACCAAAAGAAAGTGCTAAGGCTAATCCTACTAGTAATTTTTTCATTTTTATTTATCGTTTAAAATTGGTTCTTTTAAAGATAGAAGAAGTTAAAATGTTAAAAAAATAAACCTTTAATTCTTAACAAGATAGGCAGTTTTTCTTTCTTGTGTAGATAGCGTTCTTTTCTTTCTATTCATTTGACCTTTGTTTCTACGGAAAATAAAAGGAGAATAACCAGGTTCTAATTTTGCACCAAAGAGCGAAGCCTGGATTTGTAATAGGACAACTTGACTGCATTGTTTTATCAGAAATAACAAATTAACTTTACAGCAAAAGATAAAGTAACCGCATGAATCAAAAGACCTCCTCCATCTTACCGCCGTTAATTCACAGGATATTGCAAGAGCACAGAAGGTATCATAAAATTTACTCTTCTATCTCAGGTGTTGCAGCTTGCTTCTCTTTGGTTGTACTCCTCATTGCTATTAATGCTTTTATGGGGCAAAACATAGGTTTTCAATTGGCTTTAGTGCTTATCTTATTCTTTTTTTTTGCTCTATGTAGCTACTTTGTCTTCTATCATTATAAATGGACGAAATTGTTAGATAATACGCTGGATAAGGGGGATTTTTCAGTGATTAAAGGACAATTGGAACATATACAGTCGTTGCCTAGAAAACGCGTAAGGTATATCATTGATGGGCAAGTTTTCGAAAGCACATTAATTGTTCCAGGATTTGGAACATTTCGGGGGATTCAATTTAAGGAGGTTGTTGCCAAAACCACTGAAGCGATAGAACTCTACTTATTAGCGAATGGGAAGATTGCTGGAGCTATTTATCCTAATCAAGATCAATGCATGAAGGACCGACAGGCAACTGCAGAAGATTGGCGAATCGTATCTCGTAGGCAATGGAAAGGGGTAGGGGAATTTGCATTACTTGCAGGGATTATTTTTCTTATTATTCTAGGAACTTTAGGATTAGTTGAATATCAAGAGGGGAGTGCAAGTTGGGAAATGTTTGGTTATATGTGTGTCATTTTTGGTTCGACGATCTTTTTGCTATTTACTATATATCTATTGATGAATCTATCCCAAATACAGGCACTTAGAAATAAAAGAGATGCATCAGTAGCAGTACAGGTTTTTCGGGGTACTGCCGCAGAGTGGTATTTGACGGAAGTACGACATAGAAGTGCTGCAACACAAGAGGGTTGGATTAGATTATCAGGTGGTTTACATCATATTCAATCTAATGTATCAGCTTTAAATAATACTTTCTTGCATTCGGTAGAGACCCCCATGCAGGTAGAATATCTGGTTTTTAAGGACCGTTTGATTTTTCTGAGAAGTACGAAAGAAAAAAACGGATTTAGTAATCCGAAAGCCTAGACTTAAGCTTCCTTCAAATAAATAAAAAAGCCTTCGATTTTTCCAAGGCTTTTTTGTGATCCAGTCAGGATTAGTATTTTGTAATTTAATTTATTGATTATTAGGTTTTTGTATTTTATTTTTTAATGATTTGCACAACATCTTCACAGCAAAATTTAAATACATTTATATCTGTTTTACATTAGATAAACATAATAATACAAATTACGGTCTTTTGTTTATCTGTTTTTTAAAATTAATTCCATCTGTAAAGCTTCCAAAAATAACTCCAAAGTATCGAGAGATAACGCTCGTTTTCCGTTCTCATAATTGGAAATCTGCCCGCTCTTTTTAGGATCTCCCCAAACGAGTATTGCAAGTTCCTCCATAGTAAGTCCGAGTTCAATTCTGCGGGCTTTTAATTTTTGGGCAATTTCTTCTTTTAACGACATAATATTTTTAATTTTGTAGTTGCAAATTTTTAATAGGGTTTAAAAAAATGCAGACATGTTTCCCGTTGGTGTGTGGTAACCCAACGGGATTTTTTTATTGAGTAAATCTAAAGATTAATTTCTAATTCTTTTCCTGTAAGAGCGAAATAAAGGTTCTGGAGTTGGTGAAGGTATTTTATATTACCAATAGTAATCCCTTTAAATCCTACATTAAAAAATACATCACCAATATTACATAATCCTATGTGAGTGCCTAACAATTCGTAGAAACCATTCCCAGTGTGTTTAAATCCACATTGCAGCAATCTTTCTTCTGTCAGCTCAATTGGTTTGATAAATTCATTCAGTTGTCCAATCTCTAAATCTTTAAACTCTCCTTGAGTAGGTACGATTCTTATGGATGAATCAGAAAAAGGGAATGACTGTTTTTGATCATTGGTTAATGTCTTTTTCTCAATCCCTGTAACTACTACAGGAATATTTTTTAGTTTGGGATGGTATTTCTTGTTGTCAACAAATACTAGGTTTCCTAGCCTTAATTCACTTGCTTGTATCATGCTTCAAAGTTTAAATCGTCCATAAATTCAAAGTGTTCAGCTCCATTAGGGAAAATCACTTTCATTTCTTCTTGTCCGTACAAATCCCTTGTTTCATTTGTTAGTTGTACTGTTTCTCCAGTTGGAATGTATATTGCTGTTTTCATTAATAGTGTGGTTTTTTAGGTTTAAAAATTGTTGAGTAACTTATTACATCCTCCCATTTTAAACAGGTGTTCTGTCCTTTAAATAACTTGTATTCGTTAAAGTAGTAATATGGGATTTCTGAAATGCATCCCGTAAAATCTTTGATAAATACAGGACAACTTTCTTTAGGTAAATCTTTTTTACTTTCAATACGAATCCAACCGTTATTACTTTCGATTCCTTGGAGTGATTTTGGTCTGATTTCCACGCAGTCTAAATATCTTATTGTGTCAAAATCATTGTGATTATATTCGTAGTTAAAACCTACTGTAAGCCAACCATTTTTATTTATTTGGTCGTTATAATTATCTCCCCACGCTTCACGTATTACTTCTTCTTTTGTTTTCATGATAAATAGAGCAGTTTAACGACATGCTCCAGGTGCTTTAATAGGGTTAAAAAAATATTCTTGATACTTGGAAAGTAAAGTAAACGAGTGCGAATACTATCAATTGATAGCTTAGGCGCTTGCTGTGTTTAGTATTACTCATTGCCTAGGTAGATTGTGTTACCGTTGATTTCTTCGATAACAATTTTGTTTCCTGCAGACGGAAGTCCTTCGGGGTCATCATTCCAAATGAAGCGGTAGTATTGTTCGTTAGCTTCTTCTATTTTTTCGATTTGCTTAGTTATGCTATGAAAAGCCCAAATAGCAGATACAGTAAGTACCAAGCACACGCCCGCAAGGGCAAGGATAAGATTGTATTTCATTTTTAATAGGGTTTAGTAACCGCCCTTACATTGTGTGGTAAGTAGTAAGGGCGGTTTTGGTTATTTATTTACTTTTCTTCCGTCTTCCCAACAGAATTCCATTTTTTTTAAATCTGTTTTCCATTGAAGACCGTTTTCATTCTCAACAATTAATAAAGAATAAGTCCTGTCATAAGCAATGACTTTTAATATTTGCCTTTGATCCCAAGTTTGATCATTTATGTCTAAATCATTGTTTAATCCTTTTGTGCTTCTTAGTTTGCAAAAAGATTCTGTTTTAAGGCGGTATTGATGTGGTGTCATTACATTGCTAGTTTTAAGTTTGACTTAGTTTGAAAATCAGTAGAGCCGAATAAATCTTTTAATTCGCTTAGGTCTTTGTTAGATCTTCCTTTCTTCACATAATCACTAGGAGAGAAATACCAAGACTTCTTTTGTCCTGCCCAGCGGGGAGCGTTATAATTATCAATCGCAATAGTTTTGATTCTTTCTTTTTGTGAGTACATCGCCCCGGGTGTTAAGTCTGTAAGCCATATAAAGGAACCGACAAAAGAAATATTGATTCCTTCTAATCCTTCGAACATCTTTACGATGTTATAGAATTGTTCAGCATTAAAAGAGTTGTTTTTATTTTCTTCTGTGTTAGAAGTATTGAAACGGTTTTCTAAAGATTTGAATTCCTTAAACATTTGTATGAATTCAGATTGTGAGTTGTAACCACTAGTGTCAGGATGTAACTCAAAACAAAGCTTTTTAAATAAGTTCTTAGCTTCGTCTAATGTTTTGCAATTTGTAAAATAGTTTGTATCCATTTTATAAGTTTTAATAGGGTTATTTAATATTTGTGGTAACGGCTTGCATAGTGGTAATTATCAAGCCTGATTCGCTTAGTTATAATCTAACAACTACAACCAAGACATATAAGAGAGCAGACAGTAAGTCAAAGAACGCCCCCAGGGGGGAGTGTAAAAAGAAGATGTTTTATTTCTTATTTTCTACTACACAAATGTATAGTAAGAATTTTACATAAAAAAGCATTGTTTGAAAAGTTTTGATACGTAATTTCTATGGTACAGTACAATTCAATAGACAAAGCTTATAATAACTTAATTCCCTTTGTTTTAAAGGCTTTAATTAAAGTTCGTGCATACAACTATTAAGATGAGTAAATAATTGAACTGTTATGAGATATAATAGCAAATGAATCGTATTGATGTGAGGGAAGGAGGTTGAAAAAACAAACACAAACGCGCTGTCGTTTAGCTTGCTTTTTGTTTGTGTAGTTTAGTTTTGATTGAAATACATAAAACTGTATCTTAGCTCGGGAGAAAAGTACATAAAACTGTATATTATGATAAATGAATTAATCAACGTAGCGGAACTAAGTAAGGTATTGTCAGGCAATAACCAATCCATTCGTAAAAAGAAAGTCCCAGCGAAGTATAACGCAGCAGTACAGGAACTTAACGACCTTTTAGAGTACTGGAAGAAGCGTCATAGTTTATGAGTAGTTGTGCAATGGTTGTGCAACTTTTAAATAATGAAATCTTAAGGCGTTGTTTTACAGTTGTTTGAGTTGTTTGATTCGAATCATACTAGGATTACAGTTTTCTTTTGCAGCAGTTTAGATCCTGGATAATCGATAAAGCTAGAAACATAATGTTGAAATTAGTTGCTGCTTAAAATTAGCTTTGGATGCATGGATATAAAAAGCTAAAATGTTTTTGAGTTGAAATGCAAATCTACCCCCAATACCCTTTTTAATCGCGTTTTCCTTTTGCGGTCCGTTCGTTCTGAAACATGTATACCATCCCAAACACACTACCATATCTCAATTTTAATATTTAACCTCCTTTTCTTTACTTCTAAGAGGTTTTCTTCTTTCAAATAACCGAATACTCATTTTGATAATTTCAAGGCTTAAAAACGGCCTTTTCTTTTGTTTGTCTTTAGTTCAAAATCTATTTTATGTAATCATGTAATTTTTTGTGTAAAATAATTTATATGATTGTTATGTAATTGTGTAAAATGTTTTATATATTTGTCATGTATCAAAAATGAAATTATGAACAAGGACCTCTTTGTATTGGTAATTGAATCGATAAAAGAGCAAACGACACGAGATTATGAAATCTCAAATGGTTTGACTCAGTTGTATGGAACAACGGTGCCTGTTTATGATAACTCATTTTTGTTGAAAGCGATTAAGGATATAGTACTTTTTCATTTTAACGGTCAAAAGGAAGTCTTGAGTGAAATTGATCACTATTGTTTCTTCTGCAATTTTGGGCGAATCGAAAAAGGGGATGAGGTGTTAATTGAAACTGCTTCCGAATTATATGACCGATTGGCTTTGGAATATTTGAAATAGATCATTGACATTTTTGGCATTTGTGTATATAAAAATTAAACTACTTGTCGCTAACTAGATTAGCTGAGGTAATGACAGACCAACGTGGAATCGTAATAGCAGATTCAAGGGTGCTTTGAAGAGGCTTTTTGACATCCTTATTGCACGGCTGGCAAGTGGTTTTATTTAAGCGCATGTGGTGTAGTGGTAGCACAACAGTCTCCAAAACTGTTTGCAGAGGTTCGAATCCTTTCTTGCGTGCAAACTATGAAACGTTTGTTTATGCTTTTTACAATGCTGTTATGCTTCAGTATTGCGGGAATCTGTAAGACTACAATAGACCTGAGCGAAAATTCAAAACAGAAAGTAGAGCTTGTTTCTTTTTCTGATGTAGTAAAAGTGGATGCGGTTTTCGCTTCTGCGGATTTAAAAGCTTATGTAGGTAGGCAATATGTTTTAGTCCCCAGGATATTTCCTGATAAAAAACATATTTATACTTACTCTAAATCGCTAAATTTGGGCACATCGGCATCCAAGGTCGATATTTGCATTCGCGATAAAATTAGGATTACCTAGCTTTTAAATAAACAACAAACCTTTAAAAAAGCCTTTCTGATCATTAAGTATTCATCTGCTTTATTGACGTTCTTAGGAAAGGCTTTTTTTTCTTAAACAAACACTTCATTTTTTTAGTCTATTAGCTCAGTTGGCTAGAGTGCTTGCTTGTCACGCAAGAGGTCGCGAGTTCGAATCTCGTATAGACTGCAATTCATATTATAGGTTTTGGTTAATAACCAGTTTGTTGCTTCTGTAAAAAGTAATGGTAAGTAGTGGCGGAATTGGTTAGACGCACTATCCGAGGTATTATAGCTTATTATAGCGGTATTCAGAATATAATACGTTCAGGTTCGAGTCCTGACTACTTAGCAAAGTGTCCCGTTATTCTGAAATATGCTTTAACGCTGCACTATAAAAAGTCCCCATACTTTTTTTAAATCATTGAATCATGGCGAAACAAATCAAGACAACATTGCTTCCCGATAATACTATTGTTGAGGTTGTAATGAGAAAGAAAATGACACTTGCCGAATATGAAAAAATGAAATCGATTAGTAAAAGTAAAGGTTGGAGTGTACAAGCCTATCAAGAGGGGGTGTATTCCGATGGATTAGGTAAAAAGGTTGAATAGTGATAACAGTTAATATCAAACCCCTTTCGGTAAATTCTGCGTGGCAAGGCAAACGCTTCAAGACTACAGGGTACAAAGAGTACGAAAAAGCGGTTTTGCTGATGTTGCCTAAGCGAATTGAAATACCCAACCCTCCTTTTTCAATCACTTTTGAGTTTGGAGTTTCAAGTAAACTTTCTGATTGGGATAATCCTATAAAGCCTTTTCAAGATATACTATGCAAGAAGTACGGTATTGATGATCGGGATATTTACAGAGGAACTGTTTCAAAGGTCCTTGTAAAGAAAGGCGAAGAGTATGTGAAATTTAAAATCGAGTAGGTATGTTAGAGCAAGCCCCTCCTTATGGAATAAGAACGCAGAATGAATTGGACAACGAACGTCTAACCGAAATAGTAGAAGCTATTGTTCGTTACCGCAAATCAGAAATGGCTGTTCCTACTGAATGGATTCAAGAATACAATACGATAATTGAGCGAATTAAAAATAACCCTAAATAAAATTGCTATGAATTTTGGAAAAGCTTTAGAAGCATTAAAACAAGGTAAGAAAGTATCAAGAGAAGGATGGAACGGACAAGGAATGTTTGCTGTTTTGCAAAAAGGTTATCCTGATGGCATTCCATGTAATAAGCAAACTGCTGAAGCTTGGGGATTGAAAGAAGGTGATTTATTTAAAGTCAGACCTTATTTTCAATTGAGAACTGCTCAAGGCGATCATGCTATGTGGGTTCCGAGTGGAAGTGATATTCTATCAGAAGATTGGATTATCATCGATTAAAAAAAATTAGTTGTGTTGTTAAAGGCTGGTTTCTCGTAAGCCAGCTTTTTTATTTTGAAATGTTATGAACGAGAAAGATTTAAAGAAAATAGAAAAACACTTTGCTAAAGCCAAAGCAATTCACTGTTTGAAATTGGGCAAAGAAGTAAACGTAACCAACGTTCCTCGATTGCAGTATAATCCGGATGAAGATACAGTAACAAGTCCTTCTGGTATTATTTGCTTTTGGAAACAAGGCGAGTTTGCGCAGATTGTTAAGTAAAATATACTGCTATGTCAAAAACGATAGTCACTGAAATAGAATTTGAGATAAAGCAAACTGTTTATTTAAGAACAGATCCTGACCAATTACCTCGATTAGTTGCGTATATCATTGTAGGAAATAAAGAGGTGATGTATGGAATTAAACAAGGAGAGAAATACGATATATACCATGATTACGAAATAACAGCAGAAAAAAATATAATTGTATGAAATATTTTTATGACACCGAATTTTTAGAAGGCCCACAAACGAAACGTTTCTTAGGTTTTCCTATTGGCAAAACAAAACCGACCATCGATTTAATTTCAATTGGAATTGTTTCAGAAGATAACCGAGAGTATTATGCTATTTCTAAAGATTTTAATCTAGATGAGGCTTGGAACAGGTATGATGAAAAGCTAGTACCTACTTATGGAGATATGAGAAACTATTTTCCAGAGGGTATAATAACAAAAGTATATTGGATTCGAGAAAACGTACTAATGCCTATTTTCTTTGAGTTAGCTATGCGCGAGTTCCACGATATCCATTTTAAAGATGAATGGCTTTATAAAGGAAAAGAAGTTACTCTTGAGGTTTTTAAATCGCATGAAACTTGGTCAAAAAACAAGAAGTGGTTTAGAAAACTATTGGATAAATACGGCAAATCAAATAAGCAGATAGCTGGTGAGATAATTGGTTTTTTAGGTTCGATTACAAAGCCAGAACTATATGGCTATTACTCGGCTTATGATCATGTTGTTTTTTGTTGGTTGTTTGGTCTAATGAAAGACTTACCAAAGGGTTTTCCTATGTATACAATAGATGTGAATCAAATTAAGGAGGAAATTCAAAAAATGACTCCAATTGATTTGAAAAAATATGGTGGATATCCAAAAGAGATTAATTGCCACAACGCTTTGTCAGATGCTAAATGGACTAAAGACCTCTTTTACTTTTTGAATGTGGATACAGATACAAAACATACCAAACGTAGAACGGGTAGGACCTCTCGTTTAGTCAATCATGCTGTCCAAACTCTATTTACTAGAGGATTTATTAGAGTTGTTCCTAAACATCGAATTGAAGATGTTTATTATCATAAAAGAGGATATACTAATGTAGGACTTGAATATATTATTGATGAAGATTTTGATAAAGGTTATTCTCAAAAATACTTATTTAATAGAATTTTAAAAAGACTTTCGATTGAATATGATATCAAAGCAAATGATTCTATTTTAGAGGTAGATGTAAACGAGATGACTATTAGATTAATAAATATTAAAAAGTAAACTATGCAGCTATTAGGAGATAGAATTTTATGCACTCGCATAGTAGAAGAAAAGCAAACAGAAAGTGGCTTAATCTTACCTACAAACTACCAAAGCGAAAATGAATACAAAGTAGTTGAAGTTGGCGTAAAAGTGAAGTATATTAAATCAGGTGATTGCGTACGAAAGTTTAAATATTCGGATGGATTACAAATGGTAATTGATGGTATTGAACATCTTGTTTTGAGAGAAAAAGATGATGTTGAGTTTGTTTTGTAAAAAAAATTAAAAATTATCAAATTATAAAATTTGATAATTTACAAAAAAGTTTGTACTTTTGTAAACACATGGAAGGATAAAAGCCAGCAGCTCTAACTACTGACTTTTAAATAGTTGTTTTTTATAGTGTTTTGATAAACATATATACAACAACAAGAAGTGCAAAACTAAAACCTAAGAGGAACGGCACTAATGTTCCTTTCTGCCCATGCTCCTTGAGCACGACAGTTAATAATAATAAAAACTTCTCCATTTATATTGGAATTTTAAGCACCATATTTCGAAGTCTGGTGCTTTTTTTTTACTGATTTTTAGCAACTTATCTTATTTATGGAAAACCAGTAACTACATATCAAAGATAAATATTTTTTTAATAAGTTAGATTATTCAAAATGGAATAGAATAACCTAACTTTTACACTAATTCAAATTAGATTTACCTTTTATTATTTTTGATTATCTTGCGTGTATAAAAATATATAACATGCATAAAATAATTAAAGTTAGTAAAGATGTAAAACCTATACATATTAGTTTAAGAAAAACTTTTGATTTAGTTATTGGGGAAACGTATTATGTTTGTTTTGGAAATAATAAAGTAAGAAAATGTATATTAGAAGGAATTAGTTATAGAGATGACAAACCTTTTCAAGTATCAGTAGCTGTTCAGATGACTACTAATATAGGTGGTGTTCATTGTTTATTTTTGAATGAAATAGGTAGAACACCAGAAGAAGCAGTAATCAACACAGTGTCTTCATAATTTTATCCTATGTGTGAAATTGATTGGAAAATAGTTCCTAATTGGATTCAAGCAATAAGTAGCTTAGGCGCAATAGTATCTATTGTATTTTTATGGAGAACTTTAAAGGCTCAAAATAAAACATTAGTTGAGCAGCAGAAGATAACAAATCTTGAGATTAAAAAATTCAGAGATAACAATAAACCTTTTTTAAAGTTAGTTGACTTTTCAGGTATGATGTCAAATAATTTTAGAAATGTTTATCGAACTGAAATAAAACTAGAAGTAGAAGATAATTTGCTAATAGACTTCAAGTTTGATACTGATTTACATAATGATTATAGAATAATTTCTAATCTAATATATGAAAACACTATTGTTAATGTAGGAACAACTATTTTAATAGAAATCGAAATAGATCATACTTTATTTAGTACTAGGCACTCTATTGATTTTGAGTTATCAGATATAAAATCAAGAAATTTGGTGTCAAAAAATAAATTAGGTAAAATTGTTTTTTATTTCAAGGATAAAAACAATGAAAACTATAGACAAGAGTTAGTTATTAATGATAAATTTCATTGTCTTATGAAGCCAGTAGAATACACTATTAAGCTTTCCTAGCCCAAAGCAATTTCACTGTTTTGGGCTTTTCTTTTTTATTTAATTTTTTAATGATTTCAGCCTTTATTAAATCGCTTTTAGAAGCTTCTTTTGTGTTATAAAGTTCTTCTGGAATAGGAATCTCCCCTGCTAACATTTCGTGCATTTCTTGGCAAATTTGACGTGCTTTGGCTGTTGCTGTATAAAGGTGTTCATTTTTATTTCCTCCCTTAGCTGCGCGAGTTACATACCCCAATCGGATTAAAGTATCAACTTTTTTATAGGTGTAGCGAATTTGAGTAATTTCTCTTAGGTCATCCACCATGAAGTAGTTTTTCGGAACCAAGTATAAGATAGTTTCAAGTAGCGTTACGCTGATATCGTACTTTCTTTGAATAGCATGTCGAACATATCCAAAGTCCTCAAGTAAATCATACCCTTTGTATATCCTAGCGAATTGTAATTTCGTATAGGCTTCTGCTTCATTCCCTTTAAAAAATGCCTCAACAATTTTCGTTTTGTCGTTTTCCATTCTTTTTTTAGCCAATGGAGGAAGTTTGATCATCAATTCTATTCTCTTGCTCATGGTGTTTTTTTTCTGTTTTGTGTAATCATTACGTAACAAATATATGACAATTGTATAATTTTTTTCTATCTTTGAATTGATTACGATAGATTTTATTTATAATGGCAAAGATTAGTAATAAGGATGTTTACCCAGAGGATTACAATGTAACGATTGAGGACTATCTTATTGGTACTGATGCTGCTAATAAAAAAGTTCTTCAAACCAAGACCTTTTCTGTCAAGAGTTTATCAGAAGTAATTAAGCAAGAAGTTGAAATTGACTTTGAAGTGCCAAAGAAAACTTCTGATTTGATTAATGATGGAGAAAATGGAGTTGATAAGTTCGCTACAGTAAAAGACGTAGGAGGAAAGACGTATCAGTTTAGCAATCTTTCAGAGGTAGTTATACCTCATAACCTTGGTCGATACGTAGAAGCAATCCCTATCATTGGAACAGAAAAAGTTTTAACCACTATACATTACGAAGAAGATTTAAATACAATAATTGTCAAGTTCGGAAGGCCTCAAACTGGAATTGTATTAATCAAGTAAGAATGAGAATAGGAGACGTATTAAATTTAGATCAGCATGCAATAATTAATGTGCCGCTAGATCCTCGCCCTCAACCACCAGCTAATCCTGTTGAGAGCCAAATATATTACAATACTACTGAAAAAGCAGTTAAGTATTGGGAGGGAACCAAATGGGTAAAACTAGGCACACTAGACAAAGTAGAAAACACAGACGGAGGTATCAATGTTGCTCAAGCTGATGGTGTAGCAACAATCAACCTAAATTTAGATAATGCAGGTATCGAAATCGGTGGTGGTGTTGTTAGACTTAAAGACTTAGGTGTTACGACTGCTAAATTGGCTAATAGCGCTGTAACCACGGTTAAAATTACAGACAAGAATGTCACATTTGCGAAGATAAATGATATTCCAACAATGACTGTAATTGGACGAGCTGCTACAGGAACTGGGGTATCTTCTGCTATTCCAATTATAAATGCAAATGACTTATCAGGTGCCAATGGAACTTCACTTGTAACAAGTGGGGCTGTAAAGGCTTATGTTGATGCTTCAATTGCTGGATTAGGTAAATTGATAGGCGGTTATGATGCTGCTACAAATACAAATTTCCCAGGTGGAGCAAATACTAAGAAAGCTGATTTTTGGTATGTAACGGTAGCAGGTTCTATTCAAGGTGTGCCTTTTCAAGTTGGTGATGTAATCGTAGCCAACAAAGACAATCCAAGCAATACTAACGCGAATGATTATATCTTCTTGCAAACTAATGCAGATCAAGCAACAACTACCATTCTTGGTATGGTTATGCTTGCAACAAATGCAGAAGTTCAAGCAGGAAATAATAACAATAAGGCAATTACTCCTGCTGGATTATCTGCAAGAACTGCTACTGAAACACGTACAGGTATTGCTAGGATTTCAACTACAGCAGAGGCTTTGGCAGGTGAAGATAATACTACAATGATGACGCCTGAAAAGGTGAAAGCGGTTGTAGATGCTTCTGCAAATAAGGGATATGTTGTTGTTTTTGGAGACACAACAAATAACAAGTTTACAATTGAACACGGACTTAATACAGAAGATTTAATTGCAGATTTTTTTGAAATGCCTGCTAAAATAAAATACTTAGTAGATTATCAAATTATTAGTAATACTCAAATTTTGGTATCATTTGGAAGACCTCCAGGTTTAAATAAAGTTAAGGTAGTAATCATTCCAAAAGGTTAATAGATGAAAATAGGCGATAATGTAGTAATAGAAGGTACAGCTACTATTGAGAATTTGCCAATTTCAAATAGTAGTCTTTCTGCTATTGTACAAACTGATGGCAATTTATTTAAACGTGAACTTGGTACAATTAGTACAGCAAGTAAGGAGTCATATATCCCTGGCTTATCAATCGCATTTCCGTCTATATTTAACCTGAATACTGAAAGCTTAGATTATAACAATCGCAGTTTGGTTGTGTCTTTAAAAAACCAATTACAAGGCACAGTATTCATGGCTCCCGTTTCAATGAATGGAACTCCAGGATTTAGATATATACTAAAATCGGATCTTGCAAATGCTAGTGTTGTCTTTACAGATGATAATACATTTGTAAAGAAGATTGGAGATACAATGTCTGGAGTATTAGACTTCTCAACTGCTACTCAGATGATTAACAACAGTGGTGTTACTTTCTTATCTAAAGGACAACATGGAACTATATTAGCAAATAATTCTTTAGGTTCTTCATCAACTGTAGGAGTTGTTATAAGACCATTAGGTTGTCAAATTACAGATAACCAAACAGTATTTTCTGGAGATGGTTTCATTAGAAGTTCAATCCACGGTGATTCAAGTCAATGGAAACAAGCTTATGACAGAGGAGATCACGCGGGATTATATCTAGTATATAACCCAAAAGCAACACTAAGTTTATCATCAAGTTCGCATAATTTAAATGATAATCTAATCGGTTCATATGAGGCATACGTTCACTCAGGGTCGACAAATAAACCAACTAACCAAGGTGGTTTTTTATCTCAGAGATATTTTCAATCAGGTAGTATAAATTACATTAGTCAAATATACAATACTCTAGATGGTAATGAAATGTATTTTAGAGTTAATAATGATACTAATGGTTCTACATGGAATAGAATTTGGCATAGTAGAAATCTAACAAAACTTTCACAACTTCAAAACGACCAAGGATATGTTACAACAGACACAACCTATACTGCAGGTAACGATTTAATAATTAACGAAGGAACATCAACAGTTAATCAATTATGGAATGCGAAAGTTTTAAATAATTGGGCAAAAAGTAAATTTTGGAACTTTGATAATTTATCATCAAGAGCAGTTGGTGGTACTAGTGCGGATGCAAATACTTGGTTTAATGACAAAACAGGTGGTATGGTTGCTTCTTATGGTACAGGCGGTTGGTTAACTAATGGAGCTTTTTTTGGTTATGGTGGATTAATACATTTTCAAGGTACATCTTCCAATATGGCATTACAAATGCATTATGAAATTGGCCATAATACTAATGATGGCGGGAGATTAGCTATAAGAACTAAACATAACGGTGGTTATACAAATTGGAAAGAAGTATATCATACAGGTAATTTACCTAACCAAATTCAAACATTAACTTTAGGTAATTCTATGGGGAGTATTAGTATCAGTGATGGTAATAATATAAGACTAGATTCATTAGCTTTAAGAGATTATCAAGATTCTACTTCTCGATTGAAAGATACAGGATTATTAGCATATAGAACATTAGCAGGTAACATAGGGTATCCTTATGGTACAGTAGGTGGTGGTATACGTTGGGAACGAGTATCTAATAATACAAATCAAACTGGTTTTCATATACATAAAGCATCAGGTCAAGATTTACTATGGTACAAAACTTTTGATGGGGAAAATACTGAGAACTCTTGGAAAATGTTTGCCGATAGAGATTGGGTAGCCGCTCAAGGTTTTTCTACTCAAACCTTAACAGCTGGTACCAATATTCAAATCAGTGCAAATAATGTAATATCAGCGACAAACACTACATATCCTGCGATTACATTAGCAGATTTAAATACAGGTACTGCTACAGTTAGTAGAACAGTCACAGCTAAAGTAATATCCGATTATGTTGTATTAAAAATAGCCCAAGGAGCTGATTCTATTTGGGAGCATACACCACAAGGAGGTTTAAGAATTAGAAATTATGATTCACTTGCTACTCGTGATGGAGCAATTGCAATTGGTAGAGGTAGTGGAGCAACAAAATACAACGCAATAGGCATTGGTACAGCTGCTAATTCAGATGGGAATTCTGGTTTAGCTATTGGGGAGCTTAGTGCTAATACTGGTACGTATGGTTTAGCTTTAGGCCCATATTCTGTAAATACAGCAATGGAAGGAGTCGTAATAGGTCCTTTTTTACAAAACAACCAACGCGGATGCACTGTAACTGGACGTTATAACGATCCTATTTTAAGCACTACAACTAATACAATCAATAATTATTCGCCACTATTTATCATTGGAAATGGAAAGTCAGCTTCTATACGTAGCAATGCGTATGAGATGTTTTCAGACGGTAAAGGAGAATTTTCGAATGTTCAATCATATAAAACACAACATTCATTTGGCGACATGGATATTCCGAATTGGAAATTTATTCAAGAAAATATTAGTGGTGGTGGTTCTGGAACAGGTTCTGAAGATTGGGTTTCCAAATATGGTTCTGGAATAAGTGTGTTTAATGAAGAAAAAGCTCATGGACAATTAAGTAATTCTGACTACGGTTCAGGTTCTGGAGAGATATTAAGCAGTCAAAAAATATTAAATGTATCTGAACCTACTGTTGTTTATTTAGGTAACGACGGTCAGTGGCGAAAATGGAATGATACTTCTAACTCAGAACAGCTAAATGTTGGAAATACAGCAGTATTAGGTATTTTACTAGGTGATATGAAATCAATATTACTTAAAGGATATTATTCTGGACATATATCTAAAGAATTAGAAGCTTTAGTTTATGAAATAAACAACGGAAAGATATTCCATACGTTTAATAAAGGTGCTTTAATGGCCCATAATGCAACAAGTAGCGTAAACCGAGTATTTGGTTATTCTGTCAACGAGAGAGTTGCTTATTTCAATCCTTGGATGTTTTAAAAGGTAAATTATGTCAGAACTTAAAATAGTTGCAACAAATTCGAATATACCTCCTGAACGAATTGGAGACGTTAGAATACGTGTTGTAGTTGGGCAAACAGTCAATATAACGAGAGTAGAATTATCGAATTCTACTCCAAGTTATCGCCATGAATTTGGTCGGCCTATTGCGGGAATTAAAGTACTTGGACCAGGAATAAATGTGGATAACATTTTGCGTCCATCTGGTACAGCAACAATAGCAACATTGACCAATAATGGTCAAGTTATTCGTTATGTGAGTAACTCAGTGCAAAATGGAGAAATCAGCAAAACCACTTTAGATGGAAACCTTTTCAAAGTAAAAGGTAATGCCATTGGAAGTGATTACGTAGAATACACAGCATCTGCATTTAACAGTGTAGAAAATATTACTTCAGATTACATTAACGAATCTGCCAAGTTGTTTATCGATGTTGTATCAGGAACAAATCTACCACCAAATTCAATCGGAAATAACACCATAGAATGCCCGATTGGTATGCTCGTCCCCTTAAACATAAATGTATTTACTGTGGATACAACACCACCTTATGGAGATCCTGAAGGTGATGCGCCATTGAAAGTAATAACACCTCGCATTGTAGGTCCAGCTATCATTACATACAATGGAGTTAGAATTCAAAATAATCAAGAGTTTTTCGCAACGAATTTAGAAACAGGAGAATTAAAAGCTTTCTATCCTCCAGGTACAGCAGAAGGAATTGCAACAACTATCACATTCGATGTCGCTGATGTCGGAAGTGGTCAATATTCAGGTTTATAATATGGCAGAATTGAAATTGATAGCAGTTAGAAATACATCTAGTTCAAGTATAAGAACCGGCAGCAATGTTATCACTTGGGCGGATAAGGATATTAGCCACGATAACCAATTAACTAGTATTGTAAATGATGTCTCTAAAGGGTATAACCTTACTTTGAATGATGTAACTACGGACACTTTCCCTCCTTATAAACCAAATCAAGGGAGAGAATTTAAGGCCCTGAAAATTGCCGAAATAAACAATATGAATGTTAGAAGTAGTGATTATGCTTCTCATCCTAATTTCAACCTGATTGTTGGTGATGTAATTAAAAGAGAAAATCTTGAAAACAACCAAATTGGGTTTAGTTATGGTGGTGGAGCTGGGCAATATGAAACACGTTTGGGATACGTTGATTTATTATGGTCTGATGACGGTGTTTTATTTACAGAAGATACAAGGCAGCGATTCTATTACATGTATGCAGAAGCGACAGACTATGGACCTATAGGACATATAGTTTTGAATTTTAATATCCTCGCCCAACTAGATATTTTCAACCTAGAACGAACGCAATACATCAATCACCAAGACCTTGCAAATGCTTTGAATTATAGTGTGAACAATTCAACACTAACAACAAATAGTCAAGAGGTTATTGATTTTTTCGAGACATTTTTAAGTGGTGAATATCCTGCTAAAATTCACATTCAAAGTATTACAGGCACTAACTGCATTCGATATTTTGAAAACTTAATACAACCAGATCAAAAACTATCATTTGAAGCTTTTAGACAAAACAAAATAACAATTGATTATGGCCTAATGAACATTGACGATTTACCAGTATTGGAGATTTACATTGGAGAAGCTAGGTCAGGAATTTTCAGAAAACAACCTTTAATTTAAATAATAAAATGAACAAAGAAAAACAAACACCAGTAGAGCAATCAGTTGAAGAAAAAGTAAACAAGATTTCTTCCTTGCATTTAGCAAAACTTCAAGAATCGAATCAGAAGTTTGAACAAATTAATCAGCAAGCTGCTGAATTATATCAACGTGAGTTTGAACTTAAACAAGCGAAAAGTGTTTTAGATGGTTCCAATTCAGAAGTTATTTTTGAAAGACAAAAGCTGATCAATGAGTTAACACAAACATATGGAAGGGTAAATATCAATCCAATGACTGGAGAATTTCAAAACATGGAGTAATGAGCCTACAACAAATCCTTACTAGAATTGCATTACTGTCAGAGCCCTGCGTTAAATGGTCGGATAGATTAGAATACTATCTGTCTATAATCACTAGATTAGCCCCAGTCGCCTTTATTTTAAGTCAAATAAATTGGTGGTTTACAGAAAATCAACAGTTTGGTCAATTTATGATTATTGCATTAGCTGTTAATATGGGGGTTGGTGTAGTATTTCATTTGAGAAATAAAAGCTTTAGTTGGTGGGATTTCTTAGTTAGAAATGCTTTCATGATACTAGCAGTATCTGTAGTCTATATAATGTTGGAAATGCTAAGATACACAGCTGGAGATAATCTAGTAGGAGAAGCTTTTAAGGTGTTAATTCAAATAACAACATTGTTATATCCAACATCTAAAGTTTTAAAAAACATCCACATTTTAAGTAGGGGAAAATATCCTCCTGAATTTATAATGAAAAAACTTTATGACTTCGAGAAGAATGGTGATTTAAAAGCATTCTTCGATAGTAAAAATAAAGAAGAATAACTGTCAAAATACAAAAAGCCTTTTCACCTTAAACTGAATTGAAATGGCAAACGAAATGTCTTACCCTAGTGCTGGGCATCACGACAATGATCCAGGAGCAGTCGCGAATGGATTTATTGAAATGAAAGAAATGGATAGGTTTAGAAATAAACTTATCAAAAGACTTGAACTATTAGGTCACAAATATATTACTGACCAAAATCACGAAACTAATACTCAATATCAATCTAGAATCCGACCTGTAAAAGGAGATGTTCTGCTTGATATGCATTTAGATGCAGCAGGGCCAACAGCTTCAGGATGCGGAGTATTTGTTCATGACAATGCAAGCTCTGAAACCTTAATAGCTGCACAAGAATTAGTAGATAACTGTTCTAAAGCAATGGGGATCCCTAATAGAGGTGTTAGAAGAGAATCTCAAACTGCAAGAGGTAAAATCGGGATATTATCCAAAGGAGGAATTACAGTTCTGATTGAGTTTGGATTTATAACGAATCTTGGAGACATGAAAGCATTTCACGAAAATGAAGATTGTTTGGTTGAAATAGTTTCGAATTGGTTAATTAAATGGGATAAAAATCAATAGTTATGAAGTATTTAATCGTCCTATTATCATTTATTGTTATTGGTTGTGGATCGCGTAAAGTTGATTTACACAAGCGTATTAATGATATTGAAACTAATCTTTCTGTAAAGATTAAAGAGCTTGAAAACGAACGAAAAAGCCTTTCCGAATACATCTACACTGAAAACTTTCGAGCTGATTCTATCATTGAAGAAGCAGGAAAAAGGAAAATCTACAATCCTTCTACCGAAAAGAAAGAACAGAAAAAGGAAACTCTAGAAGAAAAATCAAAACAGACCGAAACAGATATAGACCAATCTGAAAAAGACAAAAGTCAAGAAAAAGACAAACATATTGACCGAAAGCAATTTAGTTGGTGGCCAATAATTATACTCTTGGCAATTATTTCAGTTGGTGTATATGTCTTTAGGAAGTCTTTAAAAAGATTTTTTATATAATCATTACATATCGAATGTGTAATAATTGTATAAATTTTTTCTATCTTTGAATCAATTCATAATAGTTTTTATCTATGAAATCACTACATGACTTTATTGTTTATACTGATGTTGTTTTTAATGAAACTTTCAAAACAGAAAGTGGTTTAGAGCTTTTTGGAGATAATCGTTTTCTTCAAAAGCGATTGGCACAACGCGAAGTTGAAATTAAAGCAATGCCTCTTAATTATGAGGGCGAGGATATTGTAGGTTATCAGGCCTTTATTGATCCAACTATTTACTTTCAAAATCTTTATGATCATGGTAAAGGAGCGAACAATGAAATTTCAGGACACAAGGGATTTTTTAAAGTTCAAGCAAATATGATAATTGCGGTTAGAAAAGATAGTCAAAGCGAATGGATTGGTTTTGGAGAAAATCTAATTGTTTCTAAGGTTATGGACTCAGGAGAAGAAAATAAATCAGGATTAATTATTACTGAAATCGCCAGACCGAAAGAAATCAAAGGAGTTGCCGTTGTGCAAATTCCAAATGCTGATTTGCTTAGGGATGAAGTAATCAAAGGCGACACCATTCGTTACAACGATTACTACGGAGTTGATGTTTATATTGATGGCAAAGAATATACTTGGATTCGAACGAAAGATTGTTTAGCTAAAGTTGGATAATATGGATAACGGAAAATTACAAGAGAAACGAAAAAAAGAAATTCCTACACTTATTGAGAAGTATCAAAAATTAGTAGATGATACTTTTGATGCAGTGTCTAAACCACTTCCCACTTTCTCTGATATTACAGATAAAGACGGCGATATAATAAAAACTGCAGAGCAACAATTGTATTCTTTCTTAGGTGTACGAGATGCTGCTTTAGATAGAGCAGATGGAATACTTGGGAAGATTAATGAATTAGAAAGAGAATTACACGATCCTACGTTTTGGGATGTTGTAGAAAATGAAGATGAAGTAAAATCCTCACCAGCCAATAAAAACCCTTTAAAAAGACACACTAAGAAATAACTGTCAAAACAAAAAGCCTATTGAAGTTTAAATACTTAAATAGGAATGTATTACTTAGGTACTAAGATTGAAGATAGAGTTGATGAAAAACTCCGAATTGCCAAGAACAAAACAAAGTCTTGGGAATACGGATACAACCCTATTTTAAATATCGTCATTATCTCTAAAGATGGTACACTAGGCGAAATATATGACGTTTACGGCATTCCAATTGGGTTACCTCAAATACCCGATAAAAAAGAAATAATCAATTTCGATAAACCTCAAAAGCTTCAAAAATGGGTAAGAGAAGAATTGCCCAAAGGAATGAATGCTGAGAATTGCTGGGATGCAAAGTTTTCTGAATTTGTAGAAAGACAATTCAAGTATCGTGATGAGGGTATTTGGATTTACTTAAATGGTAAACCAGTTTATATGACTGGTACCTATTGGCATTTCTTACAATGGTTCCGTGAGGGGTCAGACTATCCAAAGCTTCGTATCATCCAAAATGAATTAATGATCTTTTGGGAAGCTTGTAAAGCTGATGAACGCTGCTATGGAATGCAGTATGTAAAGAACAGACGTTTCGGAGCCTCTGCACTAGGTAATAACGAAATGCTTGAAAGTGGTTCTATCCATGAAAATAAAATTCTTGGAATGATATCAAAGAAAGGTAATGATGCTAAAAAGATATTCAATCGTTTAGTTCGTGCCTTTAAACGATACCCTCCTTTCTTTAAACCCGAAACAGATGGTACCAATACCCCAAAGACTGAACTTGTATTTACTGAGCAAACCAAAAAGCGAAAACAAGGCGAAACAGTAGAGGAAGGCCAAGGACTTGACACTTCTATCTCCTGGCATAATACCGAAATGAACGCGATGGATGGTGAGGAAATATTCCGTTCACTTCTGGATGAATCAGGAAAATACCCTAAAGAAGTACCATTTGATGAATATTGGCAAATTGTAAAAACCGCCCACCGTTTAGGTAGTAATATCGTTGGTAAGTCAATGGTTGTTTCTACTGTAAACGCAATGAAAAAAGGTGGTGCAGGATTCAAGAAAATTTGGGATGACAGCAATATAGCGAACCGAAACAAGAACGGGCAAACCAAGTCAGGACTGTATCGAATATTCATTGCTGCTAAATACTGTTTAGAGGGTTTCTTTGATGAGTACGGATTTAGTATCGTTGAAGATCCAAAAGAGCCAATCACAAACGACCTTGGAAAAAAGGTTTCAATTGGCGCTGATACTTTTCTAAAGCAAGAAGTAGAATCATTAAAAGGAGATCCTGAAAAAGAATATGAATTTAAACGTCAATTTCCTGATACTCCTGCGGATGCTTTCCGAGATGAAAGTAGTGATTGCGCGTTTAATGTTGTCCATCTTACTGAACAAATCGAACATAATGAAGAAGAATTAGGTGATAATGAAAATGGAAATGATGCTATTGAACGAGGTAATTTAAGCTGGAAAAACGGAATAAAAGATGGTGAAGTTATTTGGACTCCTGATCCTATAAATGGTAGATTCTGGGTTTTAAACGGTTGTCATCCTCCTGCTGATATTAGAAATAAAAAAATACAAAGAAGCAAACATGGTATTTCCGCTTTTGCTCCGGCTAATGAGCATTTAGGATGTATTGGAGTTGACCCATTCAATAGAAGTAAAACTGTTGATGGTAGAGGTTCAGATGGCGCAATGCACTTACATACTAAAGACAATCCATATTTCCCCAACAATACCTTTATAATGGAGTATTTATTCCGGCCAAAGAAAGTAGAATTGTTTTTTGAGGATGTTATTATGGCTATGGTTTATTGGGGAGTTCCTATACTTCCTGAAGCTGCTAATGAAAACTTTCTTAGGTATTTGGTTGAAAGGAAATATCGCTGGTTTATTTTAAACGACCCTCATAAAAAATTGTGGAAAGAATTAAGCGAGCAAGAGAAGGAATTTGGAGGAGTAAACCCTCAAGGTTCAAAAATAAGAGATACCCAGTTTTATGTGATACTATCTTACATAGAGGATAGTATCGGAGTCGCCAGAACAACCAATAACAGACCTATAGGGGAAATGGGAAATATGCCGTTTAATAGAACTCTTACACAATGGAAAGAAACCGATCCTGATAACAGAACTCGATTCGATGCCTACATTTCTTCTTCTTTATCAATAATTGGAAATAGAAGAGTAATAAAAGAAGAAGAGCCCGAAAAACCACTCGATATAAACCCATTTCAAACATACGATAACACTGGATACATTTCTAAAGCGATATGAAACAAGACAACAATTTAAAACCAATAGATCCTTTTGTTCCATTTGAGCAAAAGAAAGATAAAGAGTACGGACTTAATATCGCTCGATTTATAGCTAGCCAATGGTTTGGTGGTGGTGTAATAGGCAGCGGTTCTTGTGCTTTCAATACTAGACGAGATTACATTATAAATAAGCGAAAGTTTGTCCGTGGCGAGAAAGATGTAAATCAATTTAAAAATCTTATTGCTAGTAATAAAAACAGCTTGAAGTATTTGAATATTGACTTCCGATATATCAACATCGCACGTAAATTTTGCAACATTGTAATAAACGGAATGAGTCCAGAAAATTATTCGCTTGATATTCGTTCGACTGATAAAATAACAGTCAAAATGAATGAGGAAAAGATGGACAATTACCGTAAGTGTATGGTGAGTAAATTAATGCTAAACAATACTTTAAAAGAGCTTGGTATTAATCTAATGCCTAATTCATTCGTCCCTGAAGACGAAGAAGAGCTTGAATTGTTTATCGCGATTAAAGATCGCCCAAAGATTGAGATTGCTGAAGAACTCCTTATCGATTGGATTTTGAAAACGAATGATTGGCTGGAATTGGACGCTCAACTCCGTGCTGATTTAGTCAATTGCGGAATAATGGTTACTCGCGTTTATACTGATAAAAGTGATGGTGTAAAAGTAGCTTATGTGGACCCCGAAAACTACGTGCACTCCTTTGTCAAGAAAAATAATTTCGATGATAAGTTTTATGAGGGAGTTGTTGATACAATAACTGTTTCAGACTTGATTCGTGAAAGTGGATTAGGACTTGAACAAGCAAGAAAAATCGCACTTGGATACGGATATACTTGGAGCCAAGGATTAACTCCTGCAGAAAACTACGATAAGTTGCAAGGCCATAAAGTTGACGTACTTCGTTTCGCTTGGAAAACGGTAAAAACCATCAAATACAAACAGAAAAAAAGACAAGGTGAAGTTGTAAAATTATCAAAGCGTAATGATGATTTTATAGCTCCTGACCATATTGATACAGGCGTTTTAGAAAAAACATTTGACACTTGGTTTGAAGGGAATTACGTTATTGGTTCAGACTACTTATATGAGTGGAAAGAATGTGAGAATCTATACGATGATGTAATGAACAAAGCGATGTCTCCATTCTTAACTCACGCTTTAGATATTAGAAATAATGTACTATATGCGTTTACTGATGAGATAGAAGTTATTGCTGATGGAATGCAGCTTACAGCTTTAAAAATTAAGCAATTATTAAATGAGTTGAGATCGGATGTAATCGAAATTGATTTAGATGCGTTAGCTAATTTGCCAAGTGAAGGAGGGACTAAAAGAGCCGCTTGGCAAGAAGCATTTGATTTATTCGAAACTAAAAGTATTGTACTTAGAAAGAGAATTGATGCTGGAGAATATGGGATTAAAGACACTGGGGCTGTAAACGTAAAACCAGCTGGGCAAGGCAATCAAATTACAACTTTATTAAATAGTTGGGCAAATGACTACAATTTGATCAGAGAAAATACTGGTATTAATCCGGCTGTTGATGGATCCATTGACGCAAATGCTCTAGTTGGTGTTTCTGAGATGAACAGGTTGGCAGGTAATCGCGCAACAAAAGATATCGTTGATACTTGGGTTAGATTCCGTTTAAAACTAAGCGAATTGATATCAACACGCATCCAATCTATTTACAATTACTCTGAAGCTTCAAGTATTAGAAAGTTGTATGACAATGTAATATCAAAGCATTTCAACGATCACTTATCAGTATTGAAAAATAGACATCTTCACGAGTTCGGATTTACTTTCAATATTGTACCAGCTATGGAAGCGATGCAAGAGTTTAGAGAAGATATGAACATAGCTTTAAAAGAAGGATCTATATCAGTTGAAGAAAAATCAGAAGCTATGAATATTTTCAAGACCAATCCTAAACTAGCAAAACAATACTTGGCTTACCGAAGAAGAAAGAATATGCAAATGAGAGCAGAAGAAAATGAGCGTATGCTTCAAGTTAAATCTCAAAATGATGCAATGGCCGCTCAAGCAAAAGTTCAAGCAGATACAGAAGCTTATCAGTTCAAAAAACAAATCGATTTGCAGTTCGCTTCTGAAATGGCTCAAATTGATTTAATGAAACAACAAGCTTTGAATCAGATTAACAAACCAAAAGAAGATGAAAAGTTTCAACAAGAAGTGTATTTAGCTCAAATTGCTGCTAAGGGAAAAGAAAGTTTGGAAGCTTACAAAGAATCTAAAAAAGATGAACGAACTAGAATACAAGCAACGCAACAAAGCGAAATCGCCAATCAACGAAAAAATAATCTAGCGCCTATTGATTTTGAAACAAATGGCTGGCTTGAGGAATAAAAATCACTATAAATAAAATTTATCAAAGTTTCATTTATAATAGATTTTATTTATTATCTTTGAGTCTAACGATAGGAAAAATCTATTATTAAAATTGCTATGGAAGAAGAAAATAATACAAAAGATTTACCTGATGTAAATGGAACACCACCAGCAGGAGAAGAAACTACAGCAACCAATGTAGTTGACGAAACAACTGTTTTGAATTACTTTAAGGAAAAAGGACGAGAAGTAAATTCTATTGAGGACTTGTTTAAAGAACCCGAAAAGGTAATTGAAACGAAAGAAGTTAATCCTTGGGAAGATGTAATGAGTGAAGCAGATAAAGCTTTTTATAAATATACAAGAGAAACAGGTCGTTCACGTTCTGATTACGAAAAATTACACACCAATTTAGATGAAGTTTCACCTATTGAATTTGCGAGAGCGCAAGTTCTTAAAGAAACAGGAATGAAGTTGGACAATGACCAAATCAACGATTATCTACAAAGTAAACTAGGTATCGAGGATATGGATAGTTTGACTACAAACGATTTAATTGAGTTAGCCAAATACGGCAAATCGATTAAAGATGCACGTTTAGAAGAACAAGCCAAATTCAAACAACCATTACCTAAACCAGAAGTTCCGCAGAACCAAAATACAAATCAAGATGACTATGTGCAATTGGCCAACGGCACATTTATGAAAAAGTCTGATTTTGAAATTGCTCAACAAAGTTTAGTCAAACATAACCAAATGGTCCAAGAAGCTGTGAACAGTGTTACAGCGACTTCATTTAAAGTTGTGATTGATGAAAACGGAGAGCAAAAAGAATTGAACTATGACTATAACTATTCAGATAACGACAGGAGCAGTGCTGTGTCAATAGTTTCTGATTTAGGGAAGTATGTTCAAGATAATTACCAAAGTGAACAAGGTTTTAATCATAAGCAGTTCGCTGAGGATGCTTTTTGGTTAAATCCAAAAAACAGAGAAACAGTAATTTCTTCTTTAGTTCACAAAGCAAGAGCTGAAGCAATCGAAGAAGTAATGAAACAACGTGGTAACGTTAACTACCAAACTCAATCAAATAATTTGTCAAGTCAAGAAAAGCCAGGAATTAAAATAGTAGGAATTAATGAAATTTAATTTATTATAAAATGGCTTTTGAATTAAAAGATACCAATTTAAGTGGCTTAGCAGTTATTACTGAGCCAGATGCATCTTGGAGAAAGTTACCTGAAAACTTTATGACCAAGTATGATTATGCAACTGTTTATCAACCTGATTTATTGAAGGAATTAAACTTTGCAAATGGAAAAGGAAACATTACAGGCTTCTTACGTGCTGTCGCAGGAGGGACTCACAAAACATACGCTTCTGACCTTGTTCAGCATGGAGAAATGAGTCGATTAATGAACACAATTGATGGGGTTACTATCGCAAGTGGAGTTGCTACTTTCCCTAAAGACCACCAATTGCGTGTAAATGATGTTGTTCGATTCCAAGATGGAGATAAAGAATATCAAGCGACTGTTTCTGAAGTCATTTCTCCTAAAGTATGTAAACTTTTGAATGATGGTGCAGGAGCATTGCCAACTGATCCCGTAAGCATTCTTTGTGACTTTTCAAGCCGATTCTTAAAGGGAGATAAAGGTTTTGAACAAGGAAAAAAATGGGCTCCTAAGTTTTACCAAAACTATTCTCATATCATTAAAGATTACTATGAGATTGCTGATTCAGACTTAGCACATGCTACTTGGGTTCAAACACCAAATGGACCTATTTGGATGCACGCTGAAATGGAGCGATTTAATACTTTATTTGGTAATAAAGAAGAGTTGACAGCTATCTTCAACAAAAGATCCTTAGATAACTCTGAATCTGCTCAAGGTGGTTTCGCTCAGGGTATGAATGGGGTTGTTCCTACTATTGAAGATAGAGGAAATGTTTCTAACAACTTCATTACTTCGGATGATGATTTATCCAACTTAGCAAAACGTGCTAAAGTTCAAGGTATTTGTAGAGAATTTACTTTTTGGTGTTCTCACGATCAATTAAAATATATCAGAAAATTAGCTGCTGGATTGAATGCTGCGTTTGTAAACGGGGCAAACTATGGTTCTTTTGCTAACTCTAAAGATATGGCGTTGTATTTAGACTTTACAACTATTCATATTGATGGTGTAACATTTCACTTCTGTGCTTGGGCATTGTTAGATGATCCTACAGCTAAACCATTAACTCAAACAGTAGCGTTTGTGGGTGTTCCTTCTGGAAATACATTTGCAACTAATCAAGGAGGAACTACTGAATCTGTGCCGTACTTAGATATCTTATATAGAGTTAATGGCATGGAGAATAGAAGAAGAAAGACTAAAGGCTGGGGAGTTTTTGGAACTCAAGCTAAGCCAGATGCTTCTTCTGTTGAATTGATTACTGAATTTACCAATCGAGTTGTTGGAGCAAACAATTTCTTTGTAGGAAGAAACGAAGAGATTTATCCTTAATATTAATAAAGGCAGTGGTTTATTCTACTGCCTTATTTTACCCTAAATAAAATGGCAAAAATAGTATTTGTACTTACAACAGGTAGAACACCCCAAACATGGGATTTACCTTATATAAATATCATGGCTGATAAGCCTGGTTCAGGAAAGAAGTTTATCAATTACTATCCTGGTGAAAATTCAATTTACAAAGAAGATGTAGAAGGAAAGAATAAAGACATTAAGCCTTCTGAAATTCCCTTGTTTGAATTTAATTCGGCTACTAACAAAACAGAATTAACTGTTGATGATAGCAACACGAATCTATTAATGTACTTGAAGGCTCACCCTTGGTTTGGCAGAAAATACGAAATTACTAGCGAAACCATTGAAAGCGAAAAATTACTTAAAGGCTACGAATTAAAAGAGAAAGCAATCGATCTTGTTAAGCACGTTAGTGATTTAGAAACAAGATCAAAAGCAATGGTTGTTTTCGGCATTCAAGCTTTGCATTTTGAAGTTAAAGTTGCTGAAGCAAAATTGAAGCAGTTAGCTTTTGAAAAACCTGAGTTTATTATTGGCAAGTTATCAGGGGTTGATTATGAAAGTCAATTCATTTCTGCACAAGCGTATATCCAAGGTATTGTTAAAAACAATATGGGGCATACTATGGTTGTATGGGGAGATACAGAACAATCAATTCTAACATTAGCAGCTGGAGAAACGGGTAATATTAAACTAGGAAACTTCTTGAATAACGGAAGTGACCAAGCTTTAATTACTATGCAAACCATTGCTCAAAAACTTGGAATTGGTGATGAACCAAAAACTCAAACTGCATCTGCTCCAACCAATACCATTTCTGAAAAAGAACTTAAAGCAAAGGATGATGAAATTGCTGAACTAAGAGCCGCTTTAGAAGCTGCTAATAAAGGTAGTGTTCATGAATTAAATCCTCCTGTTGTTGATTCTAATAAAGATGCAAAGGTAGAAATGACTTTGGAAGAAGCTACCGCGAAGTACATTGAAAAGTTTAATAAAGAACCTGGACCTACTGTGAAAGGAGATTTAGAGTGGATCTTGAAAAAACTTAAAGAATAATCTAAAGCACTCGAAAGGGTGCTTTTTTTAACTCAAATCACTATGTATTTAATCGATTTAGTTTACCGAACTGTATTAACAATTGCAAACTCAGATATTCGAGGAAACGTGAAGCCTACGGATGCGCGCTTGCTGATTAATACAACCATTGAAGAAATATACGAATCCTACTTCTATGAATTAAACCGAATGGTCAATCGCCAAAACAAAGGGTTGATTGGAAATGGATTGGAGAATATTCCTGATTTGATTCGGGATAAAATCAATTATTACATTGAATCAAAAGAGGTAATTGTTTCTGACGATAAATTCAATCTACCTAGTGATTTAAGATACTTGGATAGTGTTTTCGTAAATCAATGCGAAGTTGAGATGGTTAAAAACGCAAAAGAGTTCCAAGTAGTTAAAAGACTTGCAAACACATCATATCCGATAGGATATAAAAACAGTGTAAACAGTATTGTTTTATACCCTATCGGATATGATAAAGCAGAGATTACTTATCTACGAAAACCGAAAATTCCAAATTGGACTTTCTATGTTGTGAATGGAGCTGAAATATTCAATCCAGATGCTGCCGATTTTCAAGAGTTGGATATTCATCCTAGCGAAGTATCAAATGTCATTATTAAAACACTTCAGAAGGTTGGAATTAATCTTAAGGAGCAAGATTTACAGCAAGTAATGACGCAACAACAAAACATTGAGTTTAACCAAGAAATTCAAAGCTAATGACTGATTTAGAATATATCGAAAATAAGGAAGCACATGGAGCATACCAATATGTTTCCTTGAAAACTATTATTGACAATATGGTCTTGGAGTCGTTGGATGATGATAGTTATTTGAAGAATACGGCTCGTTTCCGTTTGCTTCAATATGCCAAACAAGGAATTAGGGAGCTTACTCAAGAAGCTGCTAACGATATCCTTGCCTTTGAAATCACAGTTCCGGATAACTTGGTTGTTGTGGTGCCAAAAGATTATGTGAATTGGGTTCGTATATCATTGGTTACACGCGATCCAATTACTAATGGTTTTATGCTTCAACCACTAAATGAGAATCGAAACATAAATACAGCAATTGGATATTTGCAGGACCACAAAGGAGACCTGCTGTTTGATAATAAAGGAATGATTCTTACTTCTGATTCTTCCAATGCTTTTGCACATCCATATAAACGATACAAAGTTTCTGATTTGGGTAGTTGTGGCCAAGGTAAATTCCTAGACACAAGTAAGGTTTCAAAATACGGCGAGTTTGTAATCGATGAGCGAAAAGGAGTTATTCTTTTTTCTTCTGACCTAATGGACAAGGAAGTTGTTATTGAGTATATATCAGATGGATTACAAGCAGAACTAAGCGAGGAAGAAGTGACCGTTCATAAGGACTTACAACAAACACTTGAGAATTGGATTTATTATGCATGTATTGAACGTAGAAGAAATGTGCCTGCCAATGAAAAACAACGTGCTTTGCTTCGATATAAAACAACACTACACGAAGCCAAACTAGATCGATTGAATCTTAAACTATATGAAATAATCAGACACTTTTAATTATGCCAAATATCAGAAGAACATTTGTAAAAGGAGTCATGAATAAAGACGTGGACGAGCGTCTTTTAGATGATGGGTATTTTCGACATGCTGAAAATATTGTCATTAATACATCAGAAGGCAGTGATGTTGGAGCTATTGAAAAGTGTTTGTCCAATAAGCAACTCACTTTCCTAGATTTAGGAAGTAATGTGGAAACAGTAGGTTGTTATTCTGATGAATCAAAGAATAAACTTTATTGGTGGGTAATTTCTAATAGAGGGTGTTATGTTCTGGAATACAATTTCAATTCTAAGACATTAACAAGATTATTGACTGATGAGCGCTCAAGTAATACAAGAGTCTTAAAATTTAAAAGAAATACATACATCACTGGAATTGGAAAAATTATTTCAGAAGACACATCTAAGGATATGTTACTTTGGACTGACAATAATATGGAGGTTTGCTGTATTAATATTGAACGTGTAAAATCCTTTTTTTACAATGCATTTCAGAAAGAAGATATCTATTTAATCAAGAAACCGCCAACTAAAGCACCAAGAATACAAAAGACATTTGATAGATTGTCTTCTAATAACATAGAGGAAAAATTTATATCGTTTTCTTATCGTTATAAATATCTTGATGGCGAATTTTCAGCAATGGCTCCATTTACAGAATGTGCGTTTGAGCCGAGAGATTTGGAAATTGATTTTTCTACTCAAGATAATTTGAGTATGATCAATAAGTTCAATTCTATAAAGATTTTCTTTAATACAGGTGACCACCGAGTAAAAGAAATTCAGGTACTCGCTAAAGAATCAAACTCTAATAATGTTTATATCGTTGAAACTTTCAACAAGAAAAAAGAAAGCATCGGAAACAATCAAGAGAAAAGCTTGAGCTATTCAAACAATAAATTGTACAAAGTTCTTCCCGAAAAAGATTTTTTTAAGCAATATGATAATGTGCCAAGAAAAGCAAAAGCCTTAGATATTATAGGGAATCGAGTTGTATTAGGTAATTACACAGAAGGCTACAATGTGAAAGATAACCAGGGAAAAGATATCAATATTGATTTTAGATTAAGTAGCAATTCTGTTGAAATCGATAAAACATTAATAATCTCTGTTAATTCAGGAACCCAGCAATTGAAATTAAATAATAGCTTGAATCTGTATAAAAAAGGGTACGGATTGAAAATCTTTATAGATGTTTTAAATGATTACTATTCTGAAGGGAACCCAAACTATGGGGCTACCTTAGTTTCGGAAACATTTTTATTTACATTATATAAAGACTTCTCTAGTCTTTATGAAATATATAATGATAGTGCATTCTCTGAGTTTGTTGATAGTATTAACTACTATATAGAATCCAATATTGAAAATTGGAAACTAAGTTCAACCGATACTATATCTGAGTACCCAAAGGTAAGTTTTCAATTTTTAGGCAATAATTTGTTGCTAAATATTAGTCATGGATGGATTGCACAAGGTCCAGGACAAGGTAGATTGTCAACTAAGTTTTCTGAGGAAGCCTATTTTTCAGTTGTTGAGGCTGGAAAAGGACAGTCTTTAAAGTCAAACAGAGATTATGAAGCTGCAATTGTTTATTCTGATGAATTTGGTAGGTGTTCTACAGCCTTAACTACTGTAGAGAATTCAATTTATATTGACCCTAGTAAATCAGCATCAATAAATAAACTGAATATTGAAGTTAAAAACAAAGCACCTTATTGGGCTACTTCTTATCGATTTGCAGTAAAGTCAATTCCTCTTAACTATTCAAACATAATCGTGAGTAGGTTTTATGTTGAAGATGATTTTGTATGGTGCAAATTAGAAGGGAGTTCTAAAGACAAAGTAAAAGATGGAGATATTCTTATACTGAAGAAAGATACATACGCAGAAGCAACAAAAATTATAACTATTCCTGTACTTGAGAAGAAATCTCAACCTAAAGATTTCATTCAAGGGAATAAAGATGCTAGCGGGAATGATATTATAGAAGAAGCAGGTACCTATATCCGAATAAAAGCAGATGGATTTGTAATGAATGAGAATAATTACAAAATATACCAAGATTCTAAAAGCGACACTAGGAAGAGTAGAGGGCATTTTCCTGATGTAACTTTAGTTTTGCCAATAGAAAGTAATTGGGTAGGGCTAGAATTATCTGAGGGTTCAAGTGTTTATTTATGGATGTATTCTAGAAATCATTTAGATGCAGGATGGCAAGAAAATACATTTGAAAAGGAATGGTTAATCAATAAAGAGAATTATAACCTTCAAAAATGGTATGAAGAATATATTGATGGTAAAGATCTATGGGGAAATATAGGAAATGATTCCCAAAATTATAGAGGGAAAGTAAGAAAAGTTAATGTTGGTGGTAAAGACGGACTCTACATTGACGGAACTCATAGTGCTTCCTCTGGTGGAAGAAGAGGATATCTTGATGCTAAAATGGTTGTCAGAACGAATACTGGATACTACATATTTGAAACGGAAGAAAAGAAAAATTTAGATACAGGTATTTTTTATAAAAGCTCTCAATCATTTGATATTATTAATGGGTTACATCAAGGAAATATCTCTAATCAAACTTCTGTTTCTTCTGCTAAAATTGAACTAGATTTTTTCAACTGTTTTGCCTTTGGAAATGGACTTGAATCATATCAGATTAAAGATAAGTTTAATGCGAATGCTTTGAATATTGATTTGCAACCTACTTCAACAAGTGAAGAAGATTATTCAGAAGTTACAAGGTATTCAGATTTGACTTATTCAGAAGCATTTGTAGAGTCTACAGGGTTTAATGGAATTAGTTCTTTTAATCAAACTTTGATCAACTGGAAAGAACTAGATAAAGGAAATGGAGCGATTCAAAAAATAGTCGCGCGAGAAGGTAATTTGCTTGTTTACCAAACAGATAAAGTTTCTCAAGTGATGTATGGAAAAGATGTGATGTATAATGCTGATGGTACTTCTAATGTAGCCAAAGTGCCTTATGTATTGGGCGAATCAGTCCCTTATTCAGGAGAATATGGAATGTCGCATCCTGAATCATTTGAAAAGGAAGGAAATCGATGTTATTGGGTTGATGCTAAACGAGGACAAACGCTACGTTTATCTACTAATGGAATTAGCCCGATTACTTATGGTTTGGAAGGATGGTTTAGGGATAATCTCACCAATAAGCAAGCAGCAAAAATAATAGGTGGGTATGATCCTTATACCAAGCTATATAATTTGACTATTGGAGATCCACCAAATTATATCTCTCAAATAGTCAGTGGTTCTGAATTGGCAAGATATCAAGTGAGCGATGAATTTGTTTTTGAATTAGCCTTACCTAGACGAGTTGGTCAAACTATTTTTGAATACAATATCACAGAAGGTAGAGCTACTGTTTCAGCAACTTACGCTGGTCGTGAATATGTAGAATCTAATGTAACTGGTGTTGGGCAACTTGTTATTAATGTTGATGAAACTGAAACTGCAGCAATACAAACAACAGTAGTGCCCACAACAGCAACCGCGACATATTCTATTCGTTCATTTGCTCCAGAAGGAATTGAACAACGAATTACATTTATTACTGTTTCAAATGATATGGTATATGGGCTGAATGTGAATCAAAGTATTTCTATAAATAGTGGACCAGAATTCTTTGATCAATTACTTATTGAAGATAATAACGTAAACCAGTTTTCAGAAGAAACAGGAATCCAAGGAGAAGGCAAATTCCCTAAGAAATTGGATACTATAACATTGAGAAGTTACAGTGAGAGCGATATAGCTGATTTATCTATTGGTTATGTAATATCAGATGAAAACTATACAGAATCAGATTTACCTAAAATTATTAGCCAGGTTGTTCCATTAAAAACTACAAACGGAAAGGAGATTGAAGGTTCATTTGATTTTACATCTGAAGGGAATATTTATGTTGTCTATAATTATGGTAGTTATAATCCAGATTATGAAAAAGTATTGCCGCCTTCTTATTTCGAATTAGCTCATGGGGCTGATAAGTCCTCAATCGATGTTAAATTCAAAAATGAGCAAGATAATTATATTGTAAAGGGTAATGAGATATCATATAAAAGCTCCAAAGAAACACAATGGAGCGAGGGTATATTTATTCCATTTGTTGATAACACTGAACAAACTTACAATATTCCTGATTTATCCAATGGAGTAGAATATGAGGTAAGAATTAGAACAATAGGAAATGATAATAGTACTTCTGATTATTTAATCGAAATGATTGCACTATGAAAACACTAGGATTTAAAGAAAAAGAAACTGGATGGGTATCATTCTTTAGTTTTTTGCCTGACGCTTATTTAAGGCTTGGCGGAACTGCATTCGTTATAAAAGACGGAAACCTTTGGCAGCAGAACGATAAATCCAATCCAATTATCAACACTTTTTTTGGCGTAAAGTATCCGTCAAAAATCAATACGGTGTTTAATGAGGCTCAAACTGATGACAAGATTTTCAAAACATTTGTAATTGAAGGCAGCTCGTCTTGGGAAGTTGAAATAAAGACTAACCTTACAAGAACTTCTTTAAAAACTACAGATTTCAATAAAAAGGAAAGTAGATACTTTGCTTATTTGCGAGGAAACGAACAAGAAGGAGATTTGAACGGAAATGCACAAGGAGTCGGAATTTGCCAAAGTAATGATTCTGATACTCTATTTTTTAAAAGGGTATCAGACTTCACAAATATTGGTGATCAATTATTCAAACTAGATGGAGATAAACCAATTTTGATAGGTGATGTTATTGGAAAAACAGAAGATTCAATTCAAGTAAATGTAAATCTTGTTGATAGGTATGCCGGATTCTTTATTTTATCAAGTAAGAATGCTAGGGTAGAAGGGGACGAAATCCGAGGCTACTATGCAGATATCGAAATGAAAAATAACGATGATAAGCAAGTAGAACTATTTGCTATTAATTCTAATATAATCAAGTCGTATGTTTAATGCTCGTGTTTTAAAAGAAGAAGATTATCAGGAATTAGTATCCTGGTGGAAGTGGTGGAAATTTCCGCCACCTGCTCAAGAAATGTTACCAAATAATGGAACATGCGGAATTATACTCTCTAAAGATGGTGTAAATATTTGTGCAGGTTTTATCTACTATACCAACTCAAAAATGTGTTGGATTGAGTTTATTGTTTCAAATCCAAACTACCGAAAATCAGACAGAAAAGAAGCGTTGTTAGATTTAATAAATGAACTTGGAGATATAGCCAAATCAAAAGGTTTTAAAGTCGCTTACACTAATCTTAAACACGCTTCACTAATTAATCATTTTGCAGATTGTCAGTATATTAAAGGTTCTATTCAGACAACAGAAATGATTAAAATACTATAACTAAAACTTATCGTTATTTTATTTTCAATAGATTTTATTTATTATCTTTGAGTAAGGTAATAAGTAAAATCTATTTTTTATGGCGGCTATAACAAGTGCGAGCATTGGACTTGCGGCAGCAGGAGCTTCAATATATCAAGGCGAACAGCAAAAGAAAAAAGCAAAGGAAGAAATGAACTCTTACCAGCGACAGGAATTAGATAACGCTTTTGAAAGAGTAGGAATTTCAACAGTCGGAACTGATTTGATGCGAGAAGAAGCTCAGCGAACTACTGCAAACATTGTGGATGCTTTGCAAGGTGGAGGAAGTCGAGGACTTGCTTTGTTGCCTGCTGTGCAAGCAAATACAAATCAAGTTAACAGACAGATTCAAAAAGACATTGACGATCAAATCATTCAACGTGATTACGCAATAGCAGGAGAAGATTCTCGTATTATGGGAATCAAGGAGCAACGAGATAATCAAAATATTGCTGCTCTTGGTAGCCAATATATGGCAGGTGAACAAAATATGTGGAACGGAATTAATGGAGCAGTTGCTGCTGCTGGCTCATTAGGAGGGACTATTGGTTCAAAATCCGCTTCTGTACCACAAACAAGAGAATCTCAAACTTCATTATCAGGTTCTATAAAACATCCAGGTTTTCAATCATTGACGATTCCTGCACCATCACAAGGAGGATTCAATCCCTTATTCAATGCTGGCTTTCAATTATCTCCTATTCCAAAATTTACCACAGAAAATAATATGAATTATAAAATCGATATGTAGCTATGGCAGGAAATCATACTAGCGTTTACGCTCCTTCTCAAGCTTCTGGTTTTAGTCTTGCTGATACAATTGGCCAGCAAGAAAGATTAAACTTAGCGCGCAAAGACCAGAAAATGCGTGAGCAACAATTAGAGGAACATCGTCGAGATAAACAATTCGTCCGCGATGAACAGTTACGTGAACGACTTTTGAAATCTGTCGAGAATTATGATACTGGTTCTGGTTCGTTGAATGAATTGCAAGGGCGTATAGTCATGCAGGCAATGAATCGAAAAGGAGAAATATACAAGAAGCTTCGTTCGGGTAATATATCAGATTCGGAACGTATAAAGCTTGAAATGGAAAACTTGAATCTTGATAAGCTGGGTACCAATTTGAAAGTGGCTACTCAAAACTTTACAAAGATGAATCAGAACTATATGGAAGGAGTCAAAAACGGCTCTCTTTTTAGAAATCTTGACTTTGAGAAGAAGGTGCTGAATGGTTTTGAAAACTACTTAGGAGGAATCGATGAAAATGGTTTCCCGATGATAGGTTTTAAGGACTTAGATGGTGACGGGAAGATAGACCTAATGCCTTGGGATAATCTAAAAGATAGTATTGGTGTTTGGGAGTTTCAGCCAAAATTAGATTACGATAAGATGATAACTGACATGTCTAAAGGATTAGGTACAGTCAAGACAAAAGATCGCGAAGGTTATGATATTATTACAGAAAAAGGAATTCCTCTTGATGTGGCGAAAACTTCTGCCCAATCATTAATGTATGATTCGGATGGTGCTTTAACCAATTTCGCTAAATCAAGATTGACCGAATTAGGGTATGATTACAAAAATCCAAGCGAAGATGTACTTAAAGGAATTGAGAGAGATGTGTCAGAAAGAATATTCAATTCAAAAGATAGAGAAAGTTTGCGAGAAAGGGATTCTACTGCTGAACAAGGAGATAAGAATCGCGCTCAACGTGAAAGACATCATCAAGATAGTAAAACAAAAGAAACAACTGGAATAGGTGAAGCTGTAACTCCAACTGAAAATACCTGGGGGAATCATTATAGCAAAATTGCAGATGGGGCCAAGAGTGTGCCAGTAGATGGAAAAGTTAAGCTGGAAGCAATAGATTTAAAAACAGGAGATAAAACCAAGACTTTATCAAACGTAACTATTGATAACTACACTTATTCAGATGATGGGCGAATGATGGTTACGGGTAGTTATTCAGAAGGAAAGGCTGCTTCAAGTAGTTTTATAGATGGTGTAGAGATAAAGAATACCTCTACTGAAAATAAAAAAATGAAAACCATTGTTTCAAAAGAAACAGAAAGCCGAATAGCGAAGATGCTTAATACTACAACGGAAGAATTAAAGCAACGCGCAAACTTCACAAAACAAAATATGTCAACCTCAAAAAGCGATTCAAATTCATCTCAAAAAGAAACAATTGAATGGTAAGTGAAGATAAAGAATTAAAAAAATTACATACTGCTGTATCAGCAAAGTTTAATATTGGAGATTATGATTCTTTTGAATCAAAGATGAAGACCTCAGAAGATAGAAAAAGGTTTTATGATGCAGTTAATGAAAAAGGATTTTCATTAGGAGATTACAACTCTTTTGAAAATAGATTATCATCAAAAAAAAAAGACACATCCGATTCTTCTGTTCCTCAACAAAATTCGGAATCCAATTCGGGAAATGGTTCTTTGGACTATGGGCGTCGAAATGACGGAACAAAAAAAGGAAGAGGCTATTTTGGGGAATTAAAAATGAAGGACGGGAGCAATGACTTTGCAACCGAAATTTCTATTGGTGTAAACATCAATGGAAATGAAATTGAAATCCCAACTCTTATACCAACACTAAGCGAATCAGAAAAAAAATGGCTACTAAAAGGGAATGATCCCAATGACAGAAGTGCTATTGGTGAGACTATAATCGATAAAGCAGTTAAACACGCAAGAGGAAGAATAGCCTCTAATAAATCTCCTTTCTATGATGGGAATGTTGAAGGCACACTTGCTTGGAATCAACAAAAAATAAAACAAAGTAATCCTGAAATAACGAAGCTGTTTGATACTTACCAAACGGCTAAATCTGTTTCAGAAGAAAAGAAACAACAAATCGCCCAATCTGTAGATGATGAGGTAAATCAAAGTGGTTGGTGGAACAATATTAAAGCTTATGGTAAAAAGGGGTTTAATGCGATGGTGGATGCTGCAGTTTCTTTTTCTGGAATACCTAAAAGCAATCATCAGTCAATTAAAGAAAAGTTTCAATTAGAAACTAATCCGATTGCTTCTGAATTAAAAGAAGTTGACAACCAAATTAAGCAAGAGGTAGCAAATGCTAAAAAAGAAAATAGACCAGCTCAAACTTTGACTGACGAGCAACGAATTGCCAAAGCGAAACAATTGAAAGTTGAAAAAGAAATATCTTCTCAGTCTGAAAGTCAAGTAAGGTCCTATTTAAAAGACGCTCAAAAAGAAGTAGATAAATTCGGTATGTCTGACAAGGACAAACTTAATTTATTTCAAACAAGCGAACTCGCTTCTTTATCTGAGAAAGATAAACTCAATCTTACTCAACAAAATATTCAACGATTAGAGATTGACAATATCCAAAATGAGGTAAATGAGTTAGTATCAAAAGCTCAAAAAGGAGAAATTACAGAAGAAGAATATGCACAAAGAGGACAAGAATTAGACACAAGGTATAAGGGAGTTATTCAAGAATCATTAAACACTTACCAAGAATTTGTTTCTAACCAAAAAGATATTGGCGAAGCAAAAGACAATATTGATGTTCTTAAACGCAATTATGGTTGGTTGAAAAACTTTGCTGATAATGCTGGTGCTACCGGATTAGATCTAACAGCTGGACTTCTTGATGTTATGAATTGGGCAAACGAAGCTAACGGTTTTGAAAGCCCCAATGCAACCAAGCAAATTAGAAAAGCTTCTAAATTATTAACTGATACGGCAACAGATGTCCGAGAAGGAATTGCTAAGCCTATTTCGGTTGAAAATATAAATACTTTAGGTGACTTTGGTCAGTGGTTTTCTAATACCGCTTTGGCTTCTCAGATTCCAATTTATGCAGCAGTTGCCACAGGTATTGGAGGAATTGGTGCTTTGGGTGTTTCTGCTACTGGAACTCAGTGGGAAGAAATGCAGAACGAAATGGATAAAGGAGAGGGAGATTATAACTATTTTCAAAAGACTTTAGTGCCTCTTGGGTATGGAGTTTCTGAGACGGTTTCGGCTTATGTTGACCGACTTGTTTTAATGAATTCAGCAAGAATTATTCAATCAGCTACAGCTCCTGAAAGAAAAATGATTGCTGATGGAATGTGGAAAGGTATTTCAAATACAGGTAAAGCAGTAGCTATTAACTCAACATATGAAGGTGTTGATGAAGCAGCTACCGAAATCATGCAAAACTTAATGGATATCTATGCTCTTGACAAGAAAGATGTAGGAGTGTTTGATAATGTATTAGATGCTTCTGCAGCTGGTTTTGCTATGGGGGCAATTATTCCATTCTCAGCAAGTGTAGTTTCAAAATCAATAAAGTCGTTTTCTTTAGATTCAAGAATTGATCAAGCCAATCGTGAAATTTTAAAACTTGAAAAAGCACTAGATGACAGTTCTTTGTCTCTATCAAATCGAACTATTGTAGAAAGCCAATTATCTAAGGCTAAGTTGAGAAATCAAGAGTTACTTGAGCAAGAAGTAAAAGGTATTTCTGATTTGTCTAACCAGGAGTTTGAAGCGATTAAAAGAATTGAAAAAACTCAGTCAAATTTAAAAAATCAAGCTAGAGAGATTCAGTCGTCGGATTTGGAACAAGATTTAAAGGATCAGATTGTTTCTAATTTAAAACAAGAATTTGAAGCAGTAGAAAATCAACGTGTAGGCATTTTAAACCGAGAATCGAATGCTTTGCTTAATCTATTACCACAAGAAGAAGTTGTTCGTTTAAAAGACGAGGCAGGCAGACAATTGATGCAAGAGAAGAATCCTGATGGTACTAAAAACATAACCATTAAGGATAATGAAATTTCTGAACGTGCTTTAGAGAATCATCGAAAACAAAATTTACCAAATGAAACAACACAAACAGAAGGTATTGTTGATGATGGAGGTACTAAATCTTCAAATGAACAGTTGGACCCAATACAAGAAGATCAAAACAAACAAGATGAATATAGTTTAGATAATATCCGAAGCTTACCTATAAGAGAAGGCTTTGAAGACACATATAAAGAAGGATTAGATATTCTTGAAAATACTGACTGGAATAATAAAGAAGATATAACTAAAACAGCTAGAGAACTTGCAAATCTTTTGTCTAATAAAATCCTAAATCTTTCTGATGAAAGAATACTAATAAATTTAAATAGAAAATTATTAAACCCTAATAATACAGAGAATATATTATCAAGAGAATATTTAGAAAGAAGATTAGGTTTTACGCTTAAAGATTTTTCTAATATAGAAAACAAACAGGATGAATCTTTAAAAACAATAAAAGCTTCTGATAATGGTAGAGAATATACTGTATCCAATGAAGAAGGTAGAATTGTATTTAAAGATAGAGAAGGTAATACTCCAAGCAAAAGAACATCTAATCGACTTGCTTTAGAATACGCTAAACAAACTGACCTTACAGAAGGTAGACGCGCCCATGAAGTTGAAGGGGTTACTGATAGTAGCGAATTAGCTAACATGACTGTAAAAGAAGCAAATAAATTCATTGCTGAGAAGTCCGAAAGCGCCCTAGAAGTTGCTGAAACTATCCTTGGTAATGAGATTGAAGATTATAGAAATGGTGTTGATTATAAGCAAAAAGTAATTGCTGAGAACTTAGGTCATGTCAGTCGTGAAAGTTTTATTCAAAACTCAGATGAAGTGCATGCGAAAGAAGGTGGTAGTATTCCTATTCAATACTTACGCAAAGACGGAACTCCACTTGACACAAAGGCAAAAGAACTTAGCGAAATTGCAGGAATTGAAATTACGGAACAAGATATTGTTGATTTTATTCTTGAAAATCCAACTGGTGCGCAAACGTTTTTGAATAATGGTTTTCATTCGGATATCAATTCTTTAAAATCAAGATTTGAAGAGTTAACAGGACTTCCTGCTACTAATGAGTTATTGCAAGAAGTTGTAAATCAAAATGATAATAAAAACAAAAAACTTGAAAACACTACTTCATTAGACTTTATGTCTGATGAAGAATTATTACATTTACATAATCAAAGAGAACAGTATGAGCAAGAAACAGTTGACAGAAGCACAGAGAACTCTTCTGAAATCTCAGATAGCAGAAACAATGCAGAAGAATCCAGAGTACAACAAGATGGTCCAAGAGAGAATAAAGGAACTGAAAGCTCAGGAAGCCGAGAAACCGAAAGACAAGGAAGATTAAGAGAAGTCGCTCAAAATTTATTAAATGATGTTATTGATAAGGCCTTTACAAGAGTTAAAGGATCTGAAATAATTCAATTAGGTAAATTCAATGAATCTGCTAAAAAGGTCCTTGAGGATATTTCTGGTTTAAAATTCAAAAGAGAAGTTACTTTTGAAATAAACGAAGGTGAATTAAGACACAGTAAAAAGCGTCATTTCTCAGGAAATGAAAATGACCATAGAAATATTCCACTGACAAAAGAGGATTATTCAGAAATTATCAATGTTGTAAACAATCCTGATACAGTTAATTATATAGGGGTTGATGAGAAAACAGGTAATAAATTATTTGAATTTATCAAGAAGGACAGTAACAATAATGATTATGTTATTGTTCAAGCTTATGGAAAGTCTGGGGGTAGATTGACTCTAAAAACTTTCTTTAAAAACCAGGAAGGTATCCGTCAACGCCAGAATGCAGGTAATCCTCCTTCCGCTAACGTCCGAAACCGCTTTGAGGCATCCCTTCCTGATGGAACAAAGGTACAAAATTTTCTTGATTTTGATATTGATTTTTTAGCTAAAGAGATAGATATCAATCTTTCTAAAGATTTAAAATTAGATAAGTTTATTGAAAACCTTGATAGAGCTATTGACCAACTAGATCAATTTGGTAAGGAAAATCTTGGGATGAATTTACCTTTAGTTGTAGCGCGTCAAGCATTACAAGCGATGAAAGTTGCCGCCAAAACAGCTAAGAGTGTAGCTGATATTATTTCTGCTGGATTAAATGCTGTAAAAGAAACGGAATGGTACCAAAACCTTTCTCAAAAAGAGAAAACCGATTTAGATTCAAATTTTATTGACTATTTAAACAAGCCATACGAAACAAATCGAAACTCCCGAAATAGAACGAAGATTGAAAACGAAATTGAACAAGCTTTAAAAGAGGGAAAAACCGAAAACGAAATTCTTGCTTCCTTCGATGACCGTATGGAAAAAATGGTTGCGAAAGATTATTTTGAAAGACAAAAAGAAGTAGATCCTATTAAGGCTAAAAAACAAGTAGATGATTCATTCAATAAGGCAGAAAAGAAGATGGAAGAACTTACTAATCCTAAGTTTGATATCAATAAATTATTTAGAAATTTTGTTACTAAATTCTTTGATAGACAGTTCTTGCCAAAATTCATTTTAAACAAAGCGGGTGGCCGTGTTGTTCGGGATTATATTGTAACAGCAAAAGGGGCTTCTGGTTACGCGAAGTATTTGTATGAAAAGGCTTATGATAAGATTTACAAAGGGCTTTCTTCTAATCAAATTAAATTACTTGACAAGGTAATTCAACTACGCCGATTCATAGCTATTGACGAAAACCGACGTAGAAATAATTTAGCTGCAGTGGTTCATCCGGATTACATAAATGAAAATGTAGCTAAATCTTACCTTGAATCATTAAAACAAGAATTAGGAGAGAAAGCTTATAATGATTTGACTAAACGTACTGATGCTTATTTTGATACTTTCAAAGGGCTGCTAAATGATATGTATGAAAGCGGAATTATTTCCAAAGCAAGTCGAGATAGTTTCTTTGATATCGATTACCAACCTAGACAGTTTTTAGAGTTTATGCAAAACGCAGAAACCGAAACAGCTCATTTGGATAATGGAACAACAGGGGGATTAGGTAAAGAGCAAATTCAAAAACTAGAGAAAGGATTAGATACGGCTCTTGTTACTGATTCTCAATATTTGCTTTCTCGTGCCCTAGGGGTTAGAGCAAAAATTATCGCGATGAACAATACTAACCGCAGGCTTGCTGACTTCATGAAAGAACAAGCAGTCAAAGTAGAAGAACTCAAAAAGAAAGATAAACCTACCAAAAAGGAAAAGGATATCATCAAATATTTTGAACTACTTCAAAAGCGAGTTAAAGAGAATCCTATTATCGGTTTTACAGAAAGTGGTAATCCAAAATACAAACAAACTACACCTAACGGATATGCAAATGCGTACTATTGGGTTAATGGAGTGAAGCAAAATATGTTTATGGAACAAGAGTTTCACGACCAATATTTTGATGCCTTAAAACGCATATTTTCAAATCCAGATGTAAAAGAAAAATTTGCAATGGCAAGCGGAACTGGTTTAGTAAAATCGATTGCGACGGGAAACAACCCGACTTTCTTTATTACCAATACTCCACGTGACTTCTTATTTATTTCTACTTTCTCAGAAGAATATGGAAAGAACGTTTTATTGAATATGGCCAAACTAGCCAAAGATGCAACTTTAGGAATTCGTGATATTAAAAAAGAGAATGATACTTACAAGAACTTTGTCAAGTATGGAGGAATGACCGACTTCCTTATGGACCAAGGGAAATTTAAAGGTACTAATACCTTAAATGCGAGGTTACCAAAGGTGGATAATAAAACAAGAGAACGTTGGGGTAAATTCTTTGATGCTGTTACACTTCAAAAATTACAGATGTATTCCGAAATTGGTTTTAGAATGGGGGTTTTCAGAAGATCAATTGCGAATCAATTAAAAGAGCTTGGTCTAAAAGACATATCCGAAGTTCAAGATAAACGTACTCTTGACGATATTTACCACACTGCAGCTTCTTCTGCCCGTAACACCATGGACTTTAACCAAGGCGGAACTCTAACAAAAGACATGGATGCGTTTATTCCATATTTGAACGCGGCTTCTCAAGGTACTCGAGTAATGTTTGACAACTTCCGAGATAGACCAATTGAAACAACATTGCGAGTTACTCAAGCAGCTGCTATTGTTGCTCCTATTCCAATTGGGTTAAGCCTTATGTTTTTAGGTGGAAGTGAGCGCGGAGATGATGAAAAAGAATTGTCATCAGTAGAACTTTACAATAAAGCTTTAAAGGGAGTGAGTAAATACGATCGCTCTAACTATTTTATTATTTTCAACGGGAATCGTTCAGCAAACGGAGAGTTTCAATACTACCGAATTGCAAAGGCACAGCAATTAACTCCTTTCTTTACTATGGTCGAAGGTACTCTTCAAAAATTAATGAGAGAAAGTGTTGGAGATAAAGAAAGTGGAAATATGATTGAGGATTTAAACTGGATTCTACAAAACAATATTTCTCCAGTTGAATTTGCTATTACTGATAACTTGGCTAGAAATCCTTTAGCTAAAGCAGCCTTGTCAATGAGTACGGGATATGACTTCTTTCGCGAACAAGATATTTCACCTGATAGAGGAAAAGTTCCCGTTTCGGCAGAGGGATATGGAAGTAAATCAGTAGAGGATTTTTACAAAAAAATCGGAGAGACTTCTGGTTGGTCACCTGCACGAATGAAAGCAGCTGTCGAGAGTATTATTACTACTCCTTCAACTTCACCGTATGTCGGTATGATTTATGGCGGAATGGACGCGATGTTTTCAGATAAAGACACTGAACAAGTAATGCAGAAATTTGCTAAGGATATGGCAAAATCGTCTGTTAATCGCGTAGTAAAAGAAACTTCTGAGTACAATAGACGAATCGGAAATAAAGAGAAAATAAAAGAAGCAGTTGAAGAAATTGAAATCAACCGATTGAAAACAAAATTAAACTTCAACACTCTTGTATCTGATTTAAAAGAAGGAAAAATTACACAAAAGGAAATAGATAAAGAGCTTGACAAGTTAGCGGAAAACGAGCCATTTGAAGCTAGAAGAGTAGCTAAACGAATTAGTGATCAATTAAAAAACCAAAAGACACCTGCCTTTGTGTTTGAGGTAAAATATGCGCGTTCAGCAAAAGAGAAAGCTGTTCTACTTGTAGATAAATTTGGGGATGCTTTAAAGGATCCGTCTAAACTTCAAGAAAAGGAAAAAGAAATAATGATTTTGCTTAGAAGAAACAGTGCAGTTAATAGTGAAGTATGGTTTGAATATGAGAAGTTGGTGAAATAAAATTTACTATATTGTACTATTAAATATTATTTTATAACAAACCTATTTAAATATTTAAAATAAGTATCAGCGATTATCAATTTAAACTAAATATTATGAAGAAAATTTTACTACTACTGACCATTTTATTTTCTCTAAATTCTTTTTCTCAAAACAATAATTACAATAACTATCTTAAAAAGTTTTTAGAAGACTACCCTATGTATAATAATATAGATAATCTTTATTTTGAACTTGTAAGTATGGATGTTTTTGGAAAAAATCAAGTTTTCAATGTATATAAAAAGCATTATGTTGGAAATGAAAAAAAAATAGTACAATTCAAGAACTATGATAATCAAATAATATCTGGTGAAGTGCAATTTATGCTTTTCCCAATTATCTTTTCAACTTATACACCTTATAATACTGACCCACCTACTGCAGGGCCTTCTGTAGATAGAGATATTAAATGTATTATTCTTTCCAAAATTGGGACTAAAATAATTTCATTAAGCCAAGTAAAAATAAATTAACCGATTAAATATGGATATTACTTATGGTATTTCTTATATTGTATTTGTGAAAAAAAATATTTATTTTGTTTTTTTTTTTGACCCCCTTAATAAATCAAAATAAAATGTTAGAATCAGCTTTTAATCAATTAAAATTATCAGGGGAAACTGATGATTTTGAAAATTTTTTATTTCTTTTAGAACAACGAAAAAAACAAGGACAGAATTATGTTATAATGAAAAGTATCCCAAAAAGATTGCACTATCGTTTAGTAAAAGAAAATTTTATAATTAAAAGAGAGGAAATTAAAATAAATAAATTTATCTTTTTTAAGAAGAGTACTTTACATTATGTCATAAGACCGTCTAATTAACATTTGTATCTAAATAGAGTTAACCTTATTTACTAATTTAAGAATTCTAGTTTTGGGTTGAGATACATTTCAGATTTAACTTTATCTATAAGTGATGATAAGTCTACTAAAAGTACTTATGACACTATCTAATAAAGCCCCTTAATTGGGGCTTTTTACTATTAGAACAGTATCTTCAAACAGCATTCCAATTACGCTGAGGTTAAAGAGCTGTTCTTTTAAACTTCTGCAATTCCTTTTAGAAACCTTTGCATAGCTTCACAATGATAAACGATATCATCTCGATGCTCTGATTTTAGATCTGCGAAATATTGAGTTCTAATAAACTGCATGAATAAAGTAGACATCGATTTTTCGATGTTAACTAATTCATCTGTTGATTTAAACTCTTTAATAAGGTTAAATGATTTTAATAGTGATTCATAACTTGGAGTTGTAGAATCGTTTTTTGAGGTTCCCATTAAGCTTTTAGGGCTTATGCCTGATAGCAGGCGAAATATGCTAGTCAATATGACTAGAATAAAAATAGCTAAAAATCGTTTAACTACAAAAGGTAAAATGAAGTATTTTATTGAGTGAAAATGTATTTTAATATGATTAATTAACTATATTGGTTTGTAATTATACAAAAAAAGAATTTAATATGAGTACAACAGTAATTTTTAATCGCGAAATGAAAAAGTATCTATCATCAGATAATACAGAAATAATAAAATTACTTAATTCTAGATTTAGAGAAAGTAATAGTAAAACATATAATGCTTTTTTTGATAGTTTCTTATTTGATTATGGGATTATTTCATTCAACTCAGCTCCTCTTTTACATAAGAATAAATATATTCCTTATTTAAATTGTGAAGAAAATAATATTTTTGATGAGAAAAAGGGTATTACAGATTTAAGTGATAAAGCGCATACTTTAACAGAATGTGAAAAGATATTTGCAAATTATTTTATCTCTAAATTTGTTAAGTTATCTCCTGAAAGAATATTAAAATTTGATTATAACAATAAAGTAGTTTAGGCTAAACTCTATTAATAATCAAGATTCGAGATGAAAATATCTAAATGTAAAAATAAAAAACCTAGCTTAAATACTTAGCGAGGTTTTTATTTAATAATTAAGTTGACCATTTTTAATATACTTACATATTCAATTTATCACATTATACCAAAAATACGCTGGAGTCAATACTACTATGCTTTATAGTACTGAAATAATAAACATCAATTATTCTCGATGTGTCCTAGTAAAAAAAAAACAGCACCAATCATTACAATTGATGCTGTCTTAAACAAGGGGTATTTTCTTTTTTAATTCTTTTTAAACAAATATTTTTTGAAAATAAAAATCCCTAAGGTTACTGAAAATATAATTGAGAAAATAATTGATTTAAGTACTTCTACTCTAGAAAAATCAAACATGTATAAATCGTAAATTTTGCAATACAGAAAATGATTAACTAATATAATAAAAGTAACAACAATTATTAAGTACAACCATTTTTTCATTATCCAAATAGTGCTGAGGCCATAGCCGATTCAACAGCAACCCATACTAATGCTCCCGCACCTAAGGCAAATGTTGCTGGACCGAACATTACCCCCCAAGCACCATAAGCAGCAAGACCTAACATCCCTGTTGTCATTCCTTGTGCATCTGCTATTGCTGTATTTCTCCAATTTCTTTTCGTTTTTACAGCTGAGTTAGTAGTTCTAGATTCTAATAAAGAAAATCCGAATCCTTCTCCTCCCTCTTCTACAGAAGCCCAATAATATGAAGACTCTTTTAATGTTTCAATATATAAAAGTATTGGTGTTTTGTACATTTCTCTTTCATCTGACATAATACTTGCTGCTACTCTATCGAGTGAGCGATTTAATTCATTTAAATTTGCAGATCTATGTAGTACCTCATTGGCTTCTGCTAAATATCTTTTTTCATAATCATAAATTAACAAATCCGCTGGGTTATCTACCCTAGATACATTTCTAGAGAAATTAATCACAGCCTCTAATTCCATTTCTCTTTCAAAACCAGACATATGTCTACGATACATGTCTCTAGTTAATTCTAATTTTTCATTTTCATCATACAAATAAACATCTCCCCTATTCAAATGAATATCTTTCAAAATTCTATTGTGCATTTTAGCCATTTCAGAAATCTGGTCGATAGAAAGCTCTATATTATTATCATTTTTTGTTTGATAATTTTTACCTTCAATATCTTTCGCATCATCTGAACATTTTACAAAAAATAATAGACAAACAATACCGACAAATGTTGTTTTAATTTTACTCATGATATTTAATTTAAAGATTAGTTATCCTAAATATACATAATGTTAATTTAACTAAAAATAAAAAAACAACAATTAACAACTCATACAGTTTTAATGTAATTTCAATTCAAAACAAAATAAAAAACCCAATTAAGGGATTTTTATCTATTTAATAGCTGGTACAAGGTCAAAAACTTTAGGAAGTTTATAAAATGACTTACCATTACTAAGCCCTGCTAAAAGCAATTCAAATACTATGTATTGTTCTTCTGTAAGCCCTATTTGACTTATTGATCCATCTTCGTTTTTTTGAATAATACCAAAACCACCAACTTTTTGTTCTACAAATTCCATGTTATTTAACTTCTTTATTAAAATAAATTAAATAGTAGTACATCTGTCTTTCCTCATCCCATCCTTTTTCTACAAATTTATCTGCGCTTTCAGGATTCACGAAATCAAATTTGATTTGGATATTCGTATCCAGGTTGATTACGTTTTTAAACTTCTTTCGTGCTTCGGTTACGGCCTTGTTTGAGATTGGAAAGGAGCTCACATCTTCGATACTGTACTTCTCCCCTTTGTCTACTTTGTAGTTTTTGAACTCGGCGATTAGGTCGGGGTTATCGAGGACTTCGTTTAAGAAATTCGTTTCTTCGAAATCATCATTCTTCGCGAAGTAATCAACTGATCGATTCAAAAACATTACTTCTTCTTTTTTATCTTCAGCAGGAAGGACCACTTCTTTCGCGAAGTCTTGGCAGAATTTCAAATACTTTTTGGTATGGAAGTTTTCATCCTCAAAAATATCTAATTCAAGGAAGTGTCCCATCCAATAACGCGCATCATATCGGTTACTGTCAATTGTTAGAATTTTGTAGCCTTCTTCTTTTTTGTAGTTGAATATTAAAACTCCTTTATCCAGCTTGCCTAGGTTTACCCCCTGCTCTAGTCGCATCTTTAAGTTTGATTCTTCCTTGTCGAATTGGATAAAATCAGTTTTGATTTCACTTTTAAAGATACCGATCGCGTCAACTACATTGTTATCGATCGATACATTGGTTAGGTAAGTAACATAAAGCTCTCCACTTTTGATATGAGGGTGTCCGGATTGCTCGTAAAGATGTCGAGCTATTTCTTTTGATTTATCATGAGCCGAATTAGGATTTTGGAAAATGCTCGTTGCGATATTATACATAGTATGAAATTCTAAATCAACATCATGTTCAAATCGGAAATAGTCTTCGTCTTTCTCTCGGAACGGTTTAAAGAAATACTCTTTAAGCAAAGGCGCTATTTCGTCTGTTAACGTATAAGGGTTCTCAGTTAAGAAAACATCCTCGTTTCTTGCTTTGTTGTTTACTTGGTGTACAGATAATGTTTCAATCTGCGTATTGAATAAATTAATCATTGTGGTAAATTTTTAATAGGGTTATTTTATTAATAATATAATTTGATGAAGAGGAGTTAATTTTACTTTCTTATCAATTATTTTTGTATTTAAAGTTTTGTCACATTTAACACATTTTGTTATTTCATATGTGATATAACGAGTTTCGTTTACATCTCGATCTGAATTAATAAGTCCTTGAATAACTTGAATAACTTCTTTAGTTTTAGTTTCTATTTCAGGATGATCACATGTAATGGGCTTTTTTTTAAAGAGATTAAACATTGCCATGATTTTAATAGGGTTTGTAATTATTCTATAGACCATCTTGCGCGGTCAATTGTTTTTTGTTCTTCTTCTTTAATCCTTTCAACCATATAGTAGGCGACTGCTTTTCCACTTGTTGGATGCCCTTTGTCAAAGTTTTCTGCATAGTACTCCAATGCCCAAACAATAACATCTTCAACCATTACTGGGTGCCCTTGCTCGTCTAACTCTTCAAGGATTATATCTTTTGCTGTTGTTTCTGAAATAGACTCTTTAAAGTCTTGTACTTTATTTTTACTCATCTTTACTGTTTTTTTTATTTTCTTGTTCTATAAAAAAATCTGCCATTTCTCCCATTTGCTGAGCTTGTATTAATAAATGCTCATTAGTTTCCTTTACGAATGCGTCAAATTTCTTTAAACACTTCTTACATGATATATCCGCCTTAATTGTAGAGGCTGAATAATCATAACCTACAGTTGACCCACAAGCATATTTATCGGGAATATCTTCCCCGTATGGGTCATAACTATTGCTCCAGCCGTAATGCGTTTTACTCATAACTACTCTTGTTTTTCGTTATATATTTCATTTGCTGTAATAATTAATAGTTCAACATTTGTTTGCCAATTAAATTTTTTAAAATAATCCTTATCAATTATAAGCATGTCATTAACTATGTTGCTCCAAATGCCAACTGAATCAAACCATTCGATTATAAGTGCGTTCTTAAATGCATTGTCTTGAATACTAAACCACATTTCCATTTTTATTAATTCATGCAGTTTAATGTTACATCTTTTTTTAGCCCATTTTAAAAAATCATTCTTTGCTTTTACTGTTAGTTTCATACGCTTTGTTTTTCGTGAATGTTTCCGATTATTTCTATTTGTGGATACATATCATCATCAAAGCACCAAAAAGGAATTGCTTGCACTACTTTTCCATCTTTTATTGAACACATTTGAAAAGCATTGTTGTAAAACATTACAATGGCTCCGTCTTGATCAATATCACCTTCGAAAATCTTAACTCCGTTTCTATCTTCTTTTCCAGTGTATTGCCTAATATACACTAGTGGTAATTCATTCCATACATCACATTTTTCTTTTATGTTTGATATATCGTGTAAACCGTATTGTTTTTTAACTATACCGTTTACGCTTTTAAATCCGTATTCAAATAATATTTCTCTACTCATCTTTCTCGAAGTTTAAATATTCGTATGCTGATGAACGATTCTCGTTTACTTCTTCAATAGATAGTTCTTTGAATTGGTGTTCGAACTTCTTGTAAAATGCAACTAATACAATGCGTTTTCCGTTGTGAATTTTTGCGGGAAACTTGCTGTGAAACAAGTTTGATTTGTAAGTAACTAAGCGATTTGGCTCACTAAATAATATTTGTTGAATACTCCATTTCTCCCAATCGTTTGCATCTTCTGTAATCAAACGATTAAACTCTTCGTTTGTAACATCTTCTGGTAGTTCTTCTCCGTGAATATGGTGTTTCCAAAATGCTGTTCCGTTTTCAGTAGTTCCGTCTTTTGGGTTGATGTATAATACCTTGGCGAGTGCTGTTTTTTCGCCTTGGATGATGTTGTCTGCATGAATGCGCAAATCGGTATCAAAATCGGGTGTCGCTTGCCTAATAAATGTTACAATTAGTTCGTGTCCTTCCTCTTGTAAATAGGGAAGTATTTCCTTCGGAGTTTCTAAAATATCGAACTCCTTCTCGCCTAGTTTGATTCGTTGAAAATCTGTGTTTAGGCAATAGTTTTGCAGTTCCTCAAATAACTCTTGAGGAAGAAAATTGTCTTCGGTATGTTTCATGGTATGTTTTTTTTAAGAAAAGATGTAATTCAAAACTACTATTGCTGTTATCATTGCAATTAGTAAAGCTGTTTCTAAGGATGGGTGTTTAGACTTTGATTTCATTTAAATTTAGTTTTTGAATTATTGCAGCTAGGACAGCTACAACTATACTATTACCAGCTTGTTTATAGGCTTGAGAGTCTGAAACATTCCATTTGAATGAATCAGGGAAATCCATCAACCTAAAGCATTCACGAGGTGTTAATTTTCTTATCATAAGATTGGAGTAAATACCTTGATTACAGCTTGTGGTAAGTGTTTGCGCAACTCCTTTTCCAACCCTTCCTCGTCTTGTTTCGCTGTTTGGGTGTTCGAAGTTTATAGAATCTTCTTCTTCTTCGGCTATTTCATAGCCTTTAGAATTGGCTGATTTTACATAAATGTAATTATCGTCTACCCTTGTTCCTGCTTTAGTCGTTACTGCTTGACCTATACTTTCAATGTCTTTTGGCTTAAAACTAAATCCATTACCTTTTTGTTTATGTTTCTCTGTATGACTTATAAAAAAATCAATTAATTTATCACTTAAGAAATACTTCTCATCTACATCAGTTTCTAAAATATCCTTCAATCTTTTTTTAAGTTCAATTTCAACAGGAAAAGAAAAGTTATTGTCTTGATCATCACGAATCCCAACTATAAAAATCCGCTCGCGATTTTGAGGGACCCCATAATTTTTGGCATTCAGTACTTTATAATAAATATGATATGGAACTGATTCTTCATGAGGAAAAATAACAGGGTTGCCGTTTACAGATTTCCCCCCGAGAAAATCAATCCAACGTTGAAAGGTTTTTCCTCCATCGTCGCTAAGTAGTCCTTTCACATTCTCAAAAATGAAGTATCTCGGTTTGTTTTTTTGAATAAACTCATGCGAATTATAAAACAATACCCCTCTTTTATCTTCCTCTCCTTTGCGTTTCCCAGCTAAACTAAAAGCCTGACAAGGAGGTGAAGTCATATAAATATCTAGAGGGGCAGATTCTTTTCTATACTTGACATTCCATGGATAATAGAAAGAAAATAGGCGAGCAGCTTCGTCTTGTATTCTAGCGAGTTTCTTAACATCTGAATATGTTTGCTTTTTAAAGTTTCCATGCTTAGAAAATGAACCATACATTTTATTACAAAATATAACATATGGATGCGTTAACAATTCTAAATCCTTTTCAGTACCATAGTTTAAAATAAACGAATGTCTAGCATTACTATCCATGTCACAAGCAAATACACTTTCATAGTCCACTTCAAGTCTTAATAACGCTTGATCAAAGGCTCCAACTCCAGAGAAGTCGGAACCAACTTTTAATTTTTGCATAACTAAATCTTTTGTGGAATATTCCTTGTTTGACTTCTTTCTCTATACTCCCAATCAGATGTTATACAACTGTTTTTAGCGTTTCCTTTTAAATCATATTTGTCCTTCGAAAAGGAAATTTTCACAAAGCATCTTAAGCCGCTGAATTTCTCAATTGTGTTTGTTTCATGAATATTGAATTGATCAAGGCGAAGGATGTTGTTTGTTGGGTAGACTACTCTTTCACAATACTGTTTTTGCTCTTCAAAGTAATTGATTGATAGCTCATCATCCATTGGAACATTAGGAAATTCGCCTGAATAAAAAACAGTTGGAAGTTCATTTGACCATATGTAATTTATATCATCTGTCATAAATCCATCCGAATGAATGCCTGGGCGATTCAATCCTTTTCCATGAGTAACATAAAGGTGTTTTACAGTTAGATAGATGTAGTGTTCTTTGAATTCTTGCGCACCTCTAAGGTTGATAAAGTCATTATTTACGATTGTGATTAATTCTTGTAAAAAATCATTATTTAACTGACTTGGAAGGTCAATCCAAAAAGTATCATTCCCTTTGATTGGTAAGTACTGGTAAAACATCATCTCATCGATTCCATTCTGAATGGTCCCGATTTCTTTAGGTAAGGTTCCATAATTCATAACTAAATCTGATCTAAAATTGATAATTGGTTCTTCTGTGCAACCTTTTCTTTCTTCTTACGTTCAGCTTCTTTCAAAACTTTTCTCGCAATGCCTATCATTGACTTTTCATCCTCTTTATAGGCTTGAATTAAGCCAGTTAAATTGGTCAAGTCAACAAAGTTTATTGATGCGATTTCATGTATAAGTTCATCGAAACAACCTTGGACATCATCGACATCTTCTTCCTTTTGCTTGATAAAATGATTGTAATCGGGTAGTAATCCTTTTACTGCTTCTGATGCATGCTTTAGGTGTTTATAGGCACCTTTCATAGTTTGGCTTTTGATAGGAAGATTTGGGAGTGTATGCTCAAATAATACACTAAGCGAGGCAGACATAATTGTGATTTTAGTCATTGCATTAGCTTTAGAATAAACTAATTCACTTTCTGTAATCGTCTCAACTTTAGCCCCGATTAGTTGTCTAACAGTAATAATCGCTTGTGCTTCTTTGTTAGTGGTAGCGTATGTCGCATTTGCTAAATCACTGAAGTAATCATATTTTCCATTGTAGTATGTTTTATTACTGCCTTCACCTTTTGTAATGATGAAGTATTTAGGCTCGTTTTGTGTGTTCATTTCAAACAATAGATTATCTGTCCGATTTGTTTCGGATAGTGTTAAACAATAAGTTTTCTTGTTTTTTTATTTAAGCCAATCCTCGATTGATTTATTTTCGTTGATTCGCTTTTGGAATACTCCCTCTAGTACGATTTGCTGGAGTTTTAACTCTATTTTCTCGTGTTCGCTTTGTTGTACTTGAGAAAGGATTTGCTGTAAAACAGTTTTACTTTGAGTACGGTCAGGATTTAAAATTTCGTTTTGAATTTCTTTTTCGACCAATTCCTGAGCTGATCGTCTTTTTTCAGAATACCATTCTTTGAGTTTAGGCGATGATTTTTCATTCGGGTAAGGGATAACTCCTCTTTCGACTAATTCTTGAAATACGTGGCTAAAAGGCGGTAAAAAAGCCTTGTTTGATTTATATTCTTCAAACAGTCTTTCGATTGCTTGGTTCATAATCTCCGTTTTCTGACTTTCTGAAACAGCAGGAAGTTGATTTTGAACAGGAACTGCAGTTTCGCGGGTGATGTTGTGCTTTTGCTTGAGTTCTAATTTCCAAGCTTCGTATTTTTGAAGAATTTCTGCAGCGTATCCCGTATCAAAAAGCTGATAGTGTTCGGTTTTGCTTTCATACATCCGCATTCGCTCTAGTTCAAAAGCTTTGTAAATTTCTTCTGGTGTTAGGTGAGCATAAACCATCATACACATTCTCATGATTTCATGCATGGTCAGTGGATCTGTCTTTTCTTTCATCCCACTCAAAGCAATGGATTGAGTAAAAACCTCAGTAAGCAACATTGATAAAACTTCATCATCCAAGCGTTCCCGAATCGTTTTGCTTAGGTAAGTTTTTTTCACAAAACTAATTGGCGTCGCCAAGCATCTGCTTTCTAATTCGCTCAGCTGCTTCGTAACCAACATTGGCGTTGTGTTGGATTGTGTCGATTGATTGGCGACCGACAAACCTTTCTTGCTGTTGTCCATTCTGATTCTGATTTTTGTTGTTACTATTTCTCTCCCAAGTGCGAACTGCTGCTTTCCAATCTTTCATTTTTGTTTTCCCAACCATCCAGCCATTGCTTTCGTAGTGGTCGAAAAATCTTTGTGCATCGATTCCGTTGTTTCGTTCAAAACAGTATTCATGAATTTCTTCAACTGTCGGTTTTGAAAACCTTGTTTTTCGCGCAACTTTTTTTTGGAAAGATTCTTCGGCTTCTAATTCAACTGAATCGAATTCTTCAATTTTTTCATTTTGCCCTAAATATTCTTTTGTTTCTTTTTCTAAAAGAATATCATTAACACTATCACTAACACTTACATTATCACTAACACTTACAGCGACGTTTGCGAGTGTTTGCGAGGTTTTATTATCGCTATTGTCGCTAGGCGAGGCTTTGCGATGACTTGCGATTTTTTCAGCTTCGTCTATTGTGATTTGATTATCAGCGACTTGTCTGTATAAATCAGGATTATACCTTTTTAAATTTCCCATTCGTCCATTTAGTGACCTATCAGCTTTTGTTTTTTTATACTTATTCAAATCTCTTTTTAATTGATTTTTTATCGGTTCAAAAACAAGATCTAATATTTCGTTTTCAGGAGTGGGGCTTTGGTCATTTACATATCGTAATATGTGCTTGAATAGTTTTCCTGCAGTTTCATCACTGAGTTTCTCAATAGTGCTAATCATATCTTTATATAGAACAAAGGAGTTTTTATTCTCTGCCACTGTTATCTATTTTTAAAAGTTTACGTGTCCTTCCATCCACTTGCACCCAAGTGTAACCTTCATTGAACTTTTTATGTTCGCGTTCTTCATTCTTCTGAGAAAGTGTCTTTGCTTTATCTTTCAACTCAACTTGTTCTTCCCAGATAGAAAGGGGCTCTTTTTCAAGAACCCGCTTCTTTTTGGTTTGCTTAGTCATTTTTAATAAGGTTAAAAATTAATCTAAATCAGAAAGGGAGATCATCGTGGTCATCTTCGTTGTACTGTGGTGTAGAAGGGAATTGATTACCTGGAGCAGGTTGACTTTGTTGATTTTGTTTCCATTGTTGATGAGCATCTGCTGCCGAACCTTGGCCGTGGTAAGTGCCGTCTTGCATTTGTGGTTGGTTTACAGCTGCAGTAATTTTCCAAGCTTGAATCGTATTGAAATATCTTACTTCGCCTTGTGGTGAAGTCCACTCTCTTCCACGCAAATTGATATCAACCTTTACGTAAGCTCCAACTTGGAATCCGTCTAGTAAACTCACTCGATCTTGAGTTACTTCAATTAGGATGTCTTGCGGATATTGTTCATCCGTTGTAACGACAAACTCTCTTTTTCTGAAACTTGAGCTAATGTCTTGGACTTGTCCAATTAGTTTTATTCTGCCTTGTGTGTACATGGTTAACTGCTATTTAAATTCTTTAAAATCAAACTTCCAATTTGAAATAACACCTTCTTCTGATACATCCATAATAATGTAATCGCCATATCCATTTTCTTTAGGAGATAAACAGCTAGGAACATAAGAATCTTTATCAATAATGATGTTTTCATTCACATCAAGCAATTTGTAGTTTCCATCATCACAAACTTTATAATGAATATTGGCTACTTTTCCTTTTTCCCAATTTTCAATAACTCCAGTATCAATATTTATTTTTGGGCACCAACGATCATTGACTTTACAAGGAATTAAACTTCCTTCTACGTCTTCGATTCCATTTACAGTAGCATCTTCATAGTATCTAACACCCGCAGATACTAATAAATATTTAGCTTCGACTTCTTTTTTTACTTTAATTACTATTTTCATTTTATTTTGCCGATTCCTAAAATCGGGAAGTTTTAGTTGTTATTTCTATCTAAACATTGAATCATTGACACGGCTACTGCAGCAACTTGTATTAATTCTTCTCTATAATTTTCTAAGGTTTTACCATCAAAATTATGATCTAGTACAGCTTTATTGACTTCGCCTACTTCTTCTCCTAAAATTCCAAGCCAAACAAAAGGATGGTGATTTTGCACTCCCCATTTTTCATCTTGTCTTTCTCTTTCTTGTTTAATTTCATCGAAAATATTTTCCATCTCAATTACCACTTAGGATTATCAATCAAATCTTGTTTTAAAACCTCTTGAAGTGTTGGAAGTATTTCTTTTGCGAAACGATGACAAGCTTTTTCACAAGCTTTAGAATACAGGATGTATGTATTACCTTAGTACATCTTTCTTCCAAAGTATTCAACATCCAATCCACACAAGAAACCTCTAAAATCATCAACACCTGTATGTCGCCAAGCAAAGGAAAGATTCCCATAATCTGTAACAGATGCGAACATTCCATCTGATGTCAATACTATTTGACCTAACCAAATACCATCACTCTTTCTGAGTGTATAAGATTTACTTTTTACTTTTTTCATTCTCTTTGACCACTTACTACAAGTGGGAAGTTTTATTTTTTTGATAATATTTATTAAAACAATCAGGGCATTCAATTTTTGGATCTATAACCCAGCCATTTTGCTCTAGTTCATGTTTTATTTCATCAAGTGAATCATAACAGTTGTGTCCATCGTCTTCAAATAAAGCCCTACATTTCTCACATGAAGCTTGGAAAATCTTTCGTTCAACTATACCTCTCATAACTACTTAATTAAAAACGGTCTGCTTCTGTATCACCTTGTGTACAAGGTCTAATCATACTTTTAGTTTCAGGCTTCACCTTGAATCTTACTCTTAAACCTTTAGTTGGTATTTTATCTCCACACTCAGTGTAAACATATTTGTTACTAACTTTTTCAACTGTTTTGCCTTTTACTTTAGTGCCTTTTAGATTAGCTTCTAAAAAGTCGCGTTGGAATGATCCTGCAGGTCCATTACCTATGTTTGGGTTATATTTATCTTTCATACTTTTTAATTATTACTTAATACTTTTTAATCCGGATGTTTTCGCTTGGAAAACTTTACCTTTTTCATTCTTGCAAAAGGTGTATTCTCTACTTACACGTAATACCTCAACTCTTTGAACTGTTCCATGTCCGTTTCTATAATTCTTGAATATTGCCATAGTTATTTTGGTAATAGGTTAATTCCTCTTCTAATTCATTTACTCTATCCTTAAGAGTTTGGTTCTCTTGCTTTAAATCTCGTATAGTTGGTTCTTTTTTTAAGTCACAACAACAGTCTTCTATATCATTTGAATGAACTGTTCCCCAACACATGGGAATCAACACTTTTTGATTAGAAATCTTATGAGTAGCATAATAACATGCTCTTGGTATTTTAGGAGATATCCAATCATTAGGATTGTAATCTGAATTATTAGGCACTTTGCAAGTAGTCTTTGATATTTATATCCCAAATACCCAATTTGCCTTTTACATTCTCTATAGGCTTATCATAAAAAACAGCGTCTTTTAAAACCCAATGCCAAATGCCTTCTCCTTTATCTGCCCAAATTGATTTGTGGTTTTGAACACAATCTGCAATAGTAACTTCGCCGATAATTGCTGAATTTTTAAATTGAAACTCGTCAATATTATCTGTGACTTCTTCTCTTTCTTTTGAAAGTCGAGCGCTCTTATCTGGATGCATTGACGCATGTATGTAAACTCGGCCTTTGAATCTAGTTCGCCAAGTTCTATTCTCGACATCTTTAATCCCTAGGCAGATTAACTCTGCCCAAGGTTGCTTTACGGATAGTGCTTTAGTTATTTCTTCGCCAGCCATCTGCTATTTGTTTTAGGGTTTCACGTTCTTTATTTACAAGCCATTCACGAGCCATTGTAACTCGTCTAGTCATGTGTTTGATATCTTCTTCTGTAAGAGTTACATTGAATGATTTAAGACGCATATGTGGAGGTATTGAAAAGTCTTTAATCGGGTTGTAGAAGTCGTAACCAGGATATTCTTTTTTAAACTTCGATACGTCGAAAATCATGTTTCGCTCTAGTTGAGCAACTTTGTAACGAAATTCTTCGTCTGTGTCGTCAGGTTGTCCCATTTGAAACCACATTCTTCTCTTTTCATCTTCAATTAGATGAAGAGGAGCGTTAACTAAACAATACACAAGTTCAGATTCTGTTTTGGTTTCTAATTCAGGTAAGTCATAGCTATGAACAATCCACATATAACCTTTCAATTGCCATTCGTACAGTGTTGTTAGTTCTGCGTTGTCAAATGATTCTAAGTCCCAATTGGTCTTAGTGTCTTTAGTCTTCTTTTGAAGATTATCTGGGGTTCCTTGGATAAAATCATTACTTAGATGTTCATCGTTCTTTCGGTAGAAAAACTCATCGCGTTGAGATTTTAAATCGAGAGCATCCTCTTCGCAAATAGTTCCCTTACTTAGATATTTGTTTTCAAGAAATCTTCTGCGTTTCCAAAATAAATGGCGAAACACTTCTTCTAAGTGGGTAATTGCGCCTGTCGGAAGTTTATCTTTAGGCTCTATTCTTTTGACAATGTTTTGGAGTTGTTCTAATTCCTTTTCTTTAGTATCATCCCATTTATTAGGGCGATTTGTCTCAGGATTTTTTCCTGTTCTTTTAATATCAAGTAGTGTTTGTATTCTTACACTGTCTTCTTCTGTTGCTTCTCTTAAGGGTTCGGGAAGGTTTGTCAATAACTTTCCAAGTGAAGAACATCTTTCTTTCCAATTGGTGAATATTAGGTTTTCTGTTTGCATAGGTTATTACTTGTTAAGTAGAATTTTAGCAACATCTTCTTTTAGCATGCCTTGTTCGTTTAGTTTCGCAACAATTTGACTTGCAAAAAGCAAATCGTATCTATCCTTTAACTCCTTAGAAATTTGTGCGGTACAATTCTCAAAATGCTTTCTGAAGTAATCATTGAACTTTGATTCGTTATTGTAATTTCTCTCAAGTTCATATGATATTTTTTCTTCTAAAGTCATTTCTGTGATTTCTCCGTTATAATTTGTTTTGAAAATCTTTTTGTTAGAAAACAACTCTTTTAATAGCTCTTGTATTTTAAGTTCTTTATCTAATTCAATTCTCCTAACCACTTGGTTGGTAAAAGACTCTTTTGCATCTTTAGAAAACATCTCGTAAGCATCTTTTTTGATTCTATGCGCTATTTCATCTTTTATTAAATCCGTAATTGATGCTTCGCTTTCATATTCTGTATATATGTCAGTTAAATCGACTTCTATTTTTAGTATCATATTATTATTCTTTTTTGCCTCCATGTATTCTGGAGAGTTGATATTGTTTTGATAATTCTGGATTTCTCTCTAATTCGAGATTGTGTTCTAAACAACAAGGTTTCCAAAATCTGACATCTAGAAAAAGTGTTATTCCGTTTTCTCTTGCCCAATCGTCTGCATAACCAACGCGTCCACGTGTATGTTCGATAGTGGTTGCTTGCTTATTGCATTGTTCGATAAAACATTTCTGATTGTATTCTTTAGAGAGGAACTCTTGTCGGATAACTTTGTAGATTTCATTATCCTCTTGTCTTTTTTTGGAAACCTGATTGATTCGCTTAGGTTTAGCGTATTTCATTTGGCAAGGATAGGAGCAGTATTTTTGAAGTGAATTATACTGTATAAATTCCTTACCACATTCACAAGTTTTAGGCTTGGGCACCTAATTCCCTCTTTTTATCATCTAGCAAAACAATGTGTTCTATTTGCTCAATGTGTGGAGAAAGTTTTTCAAGGTCTTTCAAGTTTTCAATACCTTGGATTGCTAAGGGGATAAGCTCATTTTCTTTTGAGTTATAAAGTTCTTGTAACTCAAAATTATCCGAATCCGCAATCGATTGTTTGACTTGTAAAATAGCACTTAATTTATCAGCTCTTTCTAAATGATCTTTCAATCGGCTTAGTTCTTTTTCTTTTATCTGCTCTTCTTTAGAAAGCCTTGTTGAACTTACTTCTGTGTACTGAATATCTTCTGCGTCACCATCTGTGATATCAGTTCCTTCAATATGATTATACAACCAACATTTAGCTTTTCGCTCTGCTTTGCCATTACAAGAATCGGTTGTTGCATAAGGTCCAGATTTTACTGTAAATTCAAGTAATTGTTTGATTGGTTTTTCTTCTCCGATTTGGTATGTTACTTCGCAATTAACTTGCGCAGTTTCTCTGTTTTGAGCAAAGTTTGTTGATGGATAAATAATACTGTAACGAAGCCCTTTAATCTTTTTAAGTAAGAAAGTAAAACCTTCCTTGGTTACATACATATTGCTCGCAATGATATTGAATTGATTACCTGTAGGATTTAACCCTAACAATACAGCATCAATTAAACAATCCTTTACAATATCTAGTGAATAGGGTTGAGGAGTTTGCCCTTTTGAGGGTTTATCTTTATCTGTTCTAAAACCAAGCTTAGAACCAGCTAAGCTCATAATAGGTTGCATTACCTCTGGAGTTAATGTATTTCGGATTATTGAAATCGCATTGGCCATTGCAAAAGCGTTTTTGAAGTTCTGACTCTTATCAGATAAAACGGCAAGTACTTGTTCGTTTATGGTTTCTGCTGCTGCTAATTGATAATGAGGGAGTGTGCTTATTTCGTTTGCCATTTTTGTAGGTCTTTTAAAGTGATTAAATTGATTGTTGTAAGCCTTTGTGAGTGTTTTAAAACACTATCACCAACAATAAAAAATTGCTTTCTTGTTTTGTTGATGATGATAAAAAGGTCTTTGTCTTGGTCAGTAATCAAAGAGGATAATTCCTTAAACCCTCTGAACTTCAAACTATCCTCAGCAGGGTAGGAGTGAGGGGTATATAAAAATTCGTCATTCTCCATGGGTATAGTCTTTTAGGGCTTGTCGAGATATTCGGTGAGATTTTCCTATTTTGTTAGATTTCAGTAACCCTTGCTTGATGTGGTTTATAACTGTTTGGGTAGATTGGTCAGTGAAGTGTGCCACTTGTTTTACGGTCATAAATTGTTCATCTAAGGGTTTTCCCTTACTAGACAAATCAGGCAATAATCCGAAAGTCGAAATGTATTCTGCGATTTTTTTAAGTTGCTCGTCGCTTAGGTCAACTTCTACTTTTAGTGCCATTATTCACGAGTTAAAAATTCAACAATAAATTCTTGGTCAATGTGACCGTGTTTCGATAAACAGTAATCGCAGAAGTCGTTTAGAAGTGTTTGCATTTCCTCCTGGTAGTCATTCAACATAACTAGATTAAGGTTGCCATCTTGAATTGATTCTAAGTGCATTAAAGAAGGCTCTTCGTATTCAGCTTCTTGAATATCATCTTCGATTCTTTTAATAGAACAAATAGAAAAATGCTTAGTTTCTGTAAATGTTGTTTTTGTAGGTACTCCTTCTAGCCCAGGAGGAACAAAAGCTAGTCTTTCTTCTGTTTCTTGAATAAAAGTAGTAAACTCTTCTTCTGAACAAAGCAATTGAGATTCTTCTAAAATTATTTTTACATTTTCAGTATCTAACACTAAATCATCGTCGAAACCTAAGTTTTTCAAAGTCTGAATACGTTGTGATTTCAGAAGTTCGTCTTTCTCTTTTTGTAAAGCTTGTTTTTCTTCTTCTAAGCGTTTGTTTTCAGCTTGGATGCGCTCTTGTTCCGCTTTTTGAGTTGCTTCGATTTCTGCTTGTTTTTTGGCGTTTTCCTCAGCGATTCTTTTTGCTTCAGCTTCTTGTTTTTGACGTTGTTTTTCAAGTTCAATTCGTTGTTGCTCTTGGTTATTGAGCAAAGTTTCGCGTTGTTCAAACTCTTTTACAAGTTCAGCGCGTTTAGCAGCATATTCTTTTTGAAACTCATCAACTCTAATAGGGGATTCTTTATTGAAAAAAGACTTCAATGCTTTGAAGTTCTCAAATGTAACGGAGTAAATTCTGTTAATCCAACAATTGTAGTAGTCTTGAATTGCTTGTTTATGTCCACTGATTCTCTCGTTTTCCTTTCTCTCGTTCTCTAGTCTTTCTCGTTCAACTCGCAAATCTTCTTGCTCCTTTAGAGTATCCTTTTTGCTTGATAAAAGAAACTTTAAACTTTCCAATTCGCCTAGTAAATCTCCTTTAAACTCTTCAAAAGAATCAGGAGAAACCTCCTCTCCGTTTAACAAGGGTTTTACCTCATAGGTAAGTGATGCGTTGTAGTCCAAGTTTTTGATTTCCTCCGAAACAGTAGTGGCAATGGTTTTGATGTTGTCACGGTGTGCTTGCTTACGATCTTCTTCGATTTGCAATTTAGCTAGGCGTTCATTTTCTTTTATGTCCTCCCAACGTGTAACTTCTTTTTGTTGTTTTTCTTCATGAGGTTTTGTGATGTCAATAAATTCGTCATACAAATCGGAGATTGGCTTAGTAATCTTTTCTTTCACCTTGTCTATTACGACTTTCTTTTCTTTAGTTAACGAAGTCCTTGCAGTTACATAAGCTGTTCTGTGTTTCTTGGCTGTTGTGTAGGTTTCAGTGTCTGTAATCTCCGTGTAGGGATTATCTTCTACTATTTTAAGCTGCGCTTCTCTTTTGTTTTTTACTTCCTCTAATGCGTTTACATTAAAATTTTCAATGCTAAATGTTTGCGGTAGGTTTTTGTTTTCTGACATGTTTCCCGATGTTTAAAAAATGTGTTTTTCGAATATTTTGTAGCAAGGTGGTAAACTTGCTTTTTCTTTCGCTTCCTCTGGAGAAGAAGCTAAAACAGTTATATCTGCGTGGTTCACGTGATCCCCGTAACGGAAATAAGCCGTTACTACATATTTCTTTTGCTCGCTCATTTGTAAGGAACTCAATGTGTTTTCTAATGGTATTAAAAAAGCCGTCAAAAATAATTTTGTCGGCTTCTGTCTGTTCGGTATAGGTTTTATCAAAAAGTTTCCATTTACCATTTTCGATATAAGGTGTAGCGTTCATACTACTTCGGTTTTCTTGATTTTGGTAGGCTTAGGAGAATAAAGTAAAGGGTAGCTACCATAACACCCAGTACAGTTAATAGGTCGTGTAAAAGATTAATCATTATCTACTGCTTTTCTTGCGACAACTACTTTTGTAGGTGTTTTTTTTCTACTTTCAATTAAAGCGACAACTTCTTTCTTGTTGTAGTACTTTTTTTTATCTTCTGGTCTCTCTGCATTTTTATAAGCGGTTAGCTTGTTGTTATAGAATCTATAAAAAGTAGTAGCCTTAATTTTCATTAATTCGCAAACTTGTACATAAGTTAATAATTCGATTTTCTCAACTTGTGTGTCAATAATATTTTGTGCCATTTTGAAATTGCTTGTTTTATTGTTCTGTGTAAAATTTTAAGTCATTTAATAAATCAAAGAAAGTTGTATCTCTGTTTATGTCTATTTTGCAAGGAAGATCAAATAAAGCAGCCTCTGTTTTTATTGTCTTAGTATTTCCTTTTTTTGTTATTCGTTTTAAATCAAAAGAACCAGCTTCTATCCAAATTTGATTTTGTTCTTTAGAAATTTCATAAGAAGCATTGTATTTTAGTAATAGATCTATAAAGTCAGCTAAAAATAACTCTCTTAATTTATCACTGGATAATTTTTTCTTGCTCATGATTTTTGGTTTTGATTGGTTGTTATTACGTTTAAAATTTTAGCTATATAAGCTAACCCTTTTTGTGTTACAAATGTTTGTGACACTACTTTAGGGACCATTATTCCATTAACAGGTATTTGCTTTAATTCCTGTTTCATTACAAAATATCCTTTATCTACATAATATTGAATTGGCTCTGTTGAGTTTTGAAAAATCATTTTCTTCTCACGTAGAACTGCATATAAAGTATTTCTACCTATACCTAATCCCAACAGCTTTGCAGCTTCAGATAATTGAACTAAACTTGATGATTCAAATACTTTGTTGATGTACTCATCTCGTGGTTTCATTCTGTTGTTATCAATCAATAACCTTTCTTTTTCTTCTCGCTCAACCTTTAATTGAGTGGCTAAAGTGATTATTAAGTCAGGATTTTGAATAAGTTCTTCTAATTTATCTGGAGTAGCTGTAAAACCTTTTTGTAATAGCTCTTTTATTCAGTCATTGCACCATAGTTTGAAATCAATCGATAACCATTGAGCAAAATCAAGAGCAATGTCTTCATGCATCCAAGTTCCTGGGTTGCTTCCTCCATTTGTAACTACCACTAAATCAGTCAGTAGGATTTTTCTCCTACTGGATAAAGCTTGCAGTAATTCGTTGGTAGATTGAGTTTTAAGGTAGTCTTTAGTTGTCTTTCCAAACGGCTTAGCCATTTGTGTTGCGTTAACCATTACATCTCCATTCCCAAGTTGAAATGTTATGTTTTGATTATTATATTGGAATATATGTTCCATAAATACTTATATTTAAGAAAATATTAACGATAACAAGCATATATATGCTTGTTACAAAGTGCTTAAATGAGTATTTTTGCATTATAATTATGCTAGTTTAATTAGTTTTAGTAATTAAAAACTAATGTATCATTCAAGTGATTTTTAGATAATTATAAAACAAAAAATTTCTGACAGGTATTGACGCCCCTCGTGGCGTTTTGAAACAAAGTGAATTAAAATAGAGAACTACGTCAATAGTTTATAATCTAAATTAAAACATTTGTTTCCCAATATGTCAAAGAGCTTTTGATATCACTACACAAGTTTGTTTTTGAAAAGGGTAAACTTGTGTGGTGTTTTGTTATTACAAATATATACGGTATTGCCGAAAATAAAAATTAAATCAGATTATTTTTTCTGATTAACCGAAAAATAATTTAATTATGATGATTAAAGACTTTGTAAATCAGCAGTTTATCAATAGTGTTAAAATTTTAATTAACACGAAAAAAGTTAGAACAAAAGGTGATTTAGCTGAATCTTTAGGTATATCAAGTTCTACTTTATCAGATATATTGAGCACAAGACAAAATGTTGGAATTGATGTAGTACTTAAATTATGTGAATTATTCGGTATTTCCGTAGAATATCAATTACAAGGTAAGGGCGAAATGTTTATTGATGCTAAGAGTCATTCAATAGCGGGTGAACCAAGCATTCCTTATGAAGTAGGTTCTAAAGAAAGTAATAATACAGTATTTGAAATTGATACTGATTTTGTTGACGATGAAGTAGAAGTCTTTACTAATTCGAATAATAATAAGTTTTACCTATACCCAAACAACAGAATTGAAATAGAGGTTATAAAAGTTCCTTTCCCCGCGTACGCGTCTTATATAGAATGTTATCAAGACGAAATGAATAGCTTTAATGGATTTGATACTATTCGTTTTAAGGCTGACCATATCGCAAAAGGAAATTACATTTGCTTTGTTTCAGAAGGTGATTCGATGTGGAATGAAGGCGGTTATGATACACCAGGTGGTTCTGAAATATTAGCGCGCGAGATTGGCCGACAATTTTGGGATAATTTACATACTACAAAATATGGCTTGATTTTCGTTACTAAATCAGGCATCATGCACAAGGACATCGGAGGTTATAATAAAGAAACGGGGATGTTTAAGCTGCTTAGTAGAAACCCCCAACATAAAGATTTTGAGTATCCTGCAAACGATGTATATCAGATATTCAATGTTATAAAAAGGAGTTTTTAAATAAGTCATATTAATGCGGTCTAAACAGATCGCATTTTTTATTTGTGTATATTTGGTTTTTGTTAACATAAAAAAGCATGCAATTATCTTTAAAAATCAAAAAAGCAATCGCTAGAGAATTTCTTTTTCTATTATTAACTGTTGTTTTATCAATAGGGGGAACTTATTTGTTTAAAAAAATATCAACTGAAAAACAGAAAAGCATTTCAAATATTGAAAATATTATCATTGAGTTTAATAATAAGCATGATTTAAATAATTTAAAAAGTTTTTCTGGTATTGAATGCAAGAGGTTTAAGCTTTATGCAGTTGTAGTTCGTAATAAACAAGATGAAAATATTGCTTATGAACAAACGCCTGATTATAATAATGAGCTAGATTTGACTTATGGAGAATTGTTAGATAAAGTTTTTGATCTGAATGATAGTAATATTGTTTTCTTTTATAAATGGCTTAAAACTAAATATAGACAGACTTTTCGTATGAAGAGTTTAAAGAGGATATAACTATTGGAGCTAATGCAGATTGTGATGAATATGAATCTGTTAGAAGTTTCTATTTGCATTCAAAAGAACTTAAAGAAAGTTTTTTTTATAAAAATGAATTTTCATTTGACGAAATATTAATTATTTGCTTTTCTATCTTATTTGTATTTAGATATTTGATATACGCTATTTTATGGAGTGTAAAAACAATCAAGATTAAAGAATAGTTTTATATTCATATATTATAAAAAGATTACCCTTTTAACTATGGAATTTAGACACAACGATATAGAGATAAATGAAGAAAAGCCTTTTTCTAATTGTAAACTGGAAAGAGAAAAATATGCAGAAGTATTAACAAATATAATTGATAATTATCCAGAAGGGTTTGTTTTAGCTATTAATAATAAATGGGGAACAGGTAAGTCTACTTTTGTCAAAATGTGGGAGCAGTCATTGAAAAACTTACAATTTAAAACAATCTATTTCAATGCATGGGAAAATGATTTCGAAGATAACCCATTAACAGCTTTTCTTGGAGAGTTACAAATCTTAAATAAGAAAGAAGAAGATAAATTTAATAAAGTCGTAAAAAATGCAGCAGTGATATCCAAGAATGTTGCTCCAGCAATTTTGAAAGCTTTTCTAAATAGATATGTAGATTCTGAAGTATTAGTTGATGCTATAACAGATACTTCTAAAAGTGCTTTTGAGATATTTGAAGAAGATGTTAAAGAATATTCTAAACGTAAAAAATCAATTTCAGAGTTTAGGAAAAGTTTATCTGAATTTGTAGCAAATGAATCAAATGGAAAACCTTTAATATTTATAATCGATGAATTAGACAGATGTCGCCCTAACTATGCTGTACTTTTGCTTGAACAGATTAAACATTTCTTTTCTGTTCCTAATATAGTATTTGTTCTTTCCATTGATAAAGAGCAATTAGGAAATGCTATTTGTGGCGTTTATGGGTCAGAAAAAATTGACACAAACGAATATTTGAGGCGATTTATTGATATAGAATATTCCATTCCTGAGCCTGATCCTAATAAGTTCTTTGATTATTTATTTGAATATTTTGAGTTTGATGTATTCTTTAAGTCCGAAGAAAGAAATCAATATAGAGGGGTTGAGCATGATCGAGAGACTTTTAGAGAAACCTGCAAAGTATTAATAAGCAATCTTACTTTACGACAGCAAGAAAAAATCTTATCTCACACTAGAATAGTGTTGAGAACATTGAATTATAATAGTCTCTTATTCGCATCTATTTTTGTATTCCTAGTATATATAAAAACAATTCACCCTAAATATTACCAGAAATTATCTTCTAAAAACACTCACATAAGGGATATTCAGAGAGAATTTTATGAAATATCAAAACCCTTTATCTCGGAAGATAAGCATTCCCAAAGATTATTTACACATATTGAAGCATATTTACTTAAATTATACTCAACATATCAAAAAGGATATATGAGGAATAATGAACTCATAGAATGGAACTCCACAGAAAATAAATATGACCAAAAGCTAAATTCAGAAATCGATAACGATTATTTTTTTCAATTATTAACTAACGATACATTAAATTATGAATACTCAGATATAAAACTATCTTATTTATTAAATAAATTGAACCTAACTGAAGATATAAAAATTAATTAAATTAATTCTTCATATTTATAAAGACAAGTAAGCCACTCGATTGAGTGGCTTTTGCTTTTACTTTTACAAATGCTTAGTTAATCTGCCCTTAAATTAAATTTTATTTAAGAAAAAAAACGTTTTGTTTATTATTGAATTAAAAATCAATTAGTTGTTTTGTATAATATTTAAAATGATATAATATTTTTAATTTTTAAGATAATTTATTTATATATGATGTTTTTTTGTTTATTTTAGTATAATGATATGTGGGCTTAGGAAACTCATACGTAGTTAAAAATTGCATTAGGCTGTCTTGAATATTTAAGGCAGCTTTTTTTAGGAAAAATTATACGTTTTTTGAATAACATCATGTTCTATAATAAATATTGTGTAAGGGATTTAATATCTTACATTTTGTTATTGGCTGCCTTAATTTAAGGCAGTCTTTTTACGCTACTTAATCAATAATAAGATAACAATGGAAGTAAACTTTAGAGATAAAAGCCAACTTAATTCGGTGATGAATATTATGCTTCATACTTTATTGATGTATATTTTAGAGCATAATATAGGTTCTGTTTCAGAGATGACAAAAGATATCCAGGATTCATATAATTTTCTAAAGGATAATAGAACAAATGAATTACAGCATATAGACATTGTTGACAGGAGAATGAAAAAGATTAATAAGAAGAAAGTATTAGGATAAACTTTATTACAGATTCTATGAAACACGAAATTAGCCAAGAAGAGTTGGATATGATAATGGAAACATTAATGTTTGACTTAATTTATTACATTGTTGAATTTGAGTTGACATCTATTGATCAATTTTCTGATGAAAAAATGAAGGTGTATAAGTTTCTGGAGAAGAACGGGCCTAAATTTAGTAAAGGATATTATCCACATGTAAAAGTAAAAGAGGAAATAAATAAGAGTTATTAATTAAAATATGTATATATGAATAAATCAATTATATTACAGATTGCAAGAGATATTAGAATAAAAAATATTTATGGTATTAGAGAAATCTTTGATAAAACTCACGAAGAAAAAATTCGAAAGAAAGTAACTAAAATCACAAATAAAAAATTAAAAAAAATTGGGAACCTGCATAATGAGATTTTCTAACAAACAAGCCACTCAATCGAGTGGCTTGTTCGTTTTCTTTAGTTCTTCAATCTCTTTAAGAATACGTATTTGAGTTTTAGCAATAACATCTAGTTTAGCTAAGATTTGCTGATTGGTAATTTCGTCAGCAACTCCAAGCATTTGCTTTTGCAGCTGCAAAATAGAATTGTCTACAATCAAAACGGGAAGTTCCCCTTTGGTAAGAAATAGATAATTAATCTCTGGACAATGTTTAACTGCGTTTTCAGCGAATGTAACAGTTATAGATGAAGTCTTACCATAGATAATAGAACTAAGGGTTGATTGAGTCTTATATCCAAGTTTATTGCTTAAATCTCTTACAGTAATCCCCATTGCTTTGGCAATCATTTTAATTCGTTCAGCAGGGTTTTCAATAATTGTTTTTTCTTCCATATTACAAGGCTTCTATTTCAAGTTTTTTTATTTCTTTTTCCCAATATTCGGCTAATACCATAGCACTTTCAATATTGGTTTGCTTAATGTATTCAAGCATTTGTCTCTCAGATTTCCAACCACAAACATCCATAATAATTTTATTGGGAACTTTGCCAAAGTGGTTGGTTGCGAATGATCTTCTGCATATATGAGAAGTTACAAGTTCGTGTTTTTTATATTCACCAATATTTTTTCTACTTATATTTTTCCCTGTTTTATCATCAAATTTAATTTCGACTTTGCCGCCTATTATAACGTTATTTATTTTTGCAGTCTCGCAAATGTTTTTAATTTCTTCATTAAATAGTTGATCGTATGTCTTAGGGGGTAGTCCATTCCATTTTTTTAGAATTGATTCTACTTGTGGATGCAATGGAATTGCTACTTTTTGTTTTGTTTTAGTTGTTTTGATTAAGATAAACCCCCCTTGAATGTGATCAATCAACAATTGATTTAAAAAATCTGAAACGCGAAGTCCTGTCCATAATCCAATTATGAAATTATCACGTATAGCATCAATATTTTTGTCTTTTATTTTAAGATTAAAAATACTATTTATTTCGTTATGATCTAGGTAAGGTTCTTTGTATTCAATTTCTTCTTGTTCTACATAGACAGTTTCTCTATATGATTTATTTACCTTTAGGTTCATTTTTTCAGCCCTTTGACAAAAGAATTTAGCTCTACTAATTTGTCGTTCCACTGTGGATGTAGAAAATTGTTTGTTTTTTGTTAGATATTGGCTAAAGTCGTCTAATATCTTGTTGTCTATGTCCGCAATCTTAATTTGATTGTTGTGCTCAAATTCAATAAACAAATCTCTTGTTCTTTCGTAATGTTTAATTGTGATTTCAGTCATGTATTTTTTAGCTGAAATTTTATACGTTGGTGCGATTTCTTTTAACCACCAGGAGGCAAAAGATGTAAAGAAAATCTCCTCTTTCTTTATTTTGAAGTTTGATTCTGATGCAGGTCTATTGAAGAATTCATTTATTTTGTCCTTTACCCATATCTTATCTATTATTTCACCTTGAATATAGGAGTTATTAAACTCAGTTAGAATAAATACTTTTAGTTCAGAAAGTTTAAGATTGATTTCATTTCTATTTTTTACAGAAAGAATGTTTTTTACTTGTTCTTTTTTTGAATCCCAATGAGCTGGATTTATTAATATTTGTGTTTTTTGGAATACATCAATTTCTCGAGTATGAGAAAATCTAATATATAAGATAGAAGGATCAGAATTACCTCTGATAAGGAACTTAACAGTAGCCATTTTGATAGGGTTTAAAATTTGACATATATTTTTTTACAACAGTTAAGAGTGGTAAATCTTGCACAACCATTGCACAGCAAATATACGTTTTATTCTATATGGTTTATATAAATATGTAAATTAAATTATATAAAACGGCTTATTTGTATAAAAAAAACCTTATACAAATGTATAAGGTTTTCGTTTTGTGATCCAGTCAGGATTCGAACCTGAGGCCTACTGCTTAGAAGGCAAATCTCCTTATTTTTTACAAAAAGTAATTACTTGTTTTACAGCGACTTAAATGTCTTATTTAGGTGTGTTTCGCTGTTTTAACGTTTTTTAAACCAGTTTTAGGTTACCAGTTTCAAAACGCTTGTAAGCTTTGTTTTTACTAGGTTTAGTAGTATGCTACCAATCATCATTTTCGATACTTTTAGATGTACTCCCTTCAAGTATTGTTCTTTCAAGAGAATCTAATGTTTTATATGCCCTTTGGTATGTTTTATAAAACGCTTTCGTCATAATCGTTTTTTGATTTCCTTTAGGATTGATAGGATAGGTAGAAGCTATATCTTCAGTAGAATAATTTGGAGGTGTGTTTCCTCCAGTTATTTTCTTTTCGTATTGAGTTAAAGTTATTATAGCCCTCGCTTTACCATCCTTAGCATCAACTCTTAGAATGTGCCAAGCATCAACATAAGTAGTTATAAGCGACATTCCAATATGAACATCCTTGTATATACCTTTTCCAACAACAAGACCCGATTCTTTATCTTGAGTTTGTATAACTGACTTACCACTACCATAGTTATAAGTAAAATAATTTAGAGCCCTATTATAGATATCTTCTTTAGATATTCCAGGAGCTTCAATGACTCTGACAAAAGTTACATTATTATTATTATCTAATTCCCATTTGCCTTCTATCTCGGCAAGCATTTCTTTTGCAGATTGAGCATTAGTTTGAATTCCTATTAGTCCAATTAACATAATAAAAAGTAAGGTAATTTTTTTCAT